TTCGCCAGCTTCTCGCTCATCTTGGATAGACATTCATGAAGCCGGGCCCACGCGTCTTGCATTGCTTCTGATAACTTGTTCTCATAAAACGATTCGTATTGCGCTTTGAGTTCTTCCTTGTGCTGCTCGTTAATATCAATACGGAAGTCACCAACGTCAGGCACAGGCAGGAACACGAACCGGAACCGGAACTTATCGCGCAACCTGTCCACGTTCGGGTACTCCTCGGAGTCGAACAAGTCACCCAACTGAAACGCCGCTGCGGATACAAGTGTTGGATAGTCAGTTAAGAACGCTTCCACCGCTTCATTGAACTGCGTCTCAAGGTCATTGAGTGTTGCCTTGTAGTCGAAGAAGTTCTTCATGGGTAGTAGGCGTGAGCCACCATCCGACCACGGCAACGTCTGCGCGTAGTGCCATGCACGAATCCCAGTAACAAGTTTCTGTAAATCGTCTAGCTTCTGCGTACCTGCCAGCAGTTTCTTATGATAGTTGCCAGCCTTTGTCTTGGTACTCTTGGCGGCATCGATCTCTTCCGACACACGCTTGTCCTGCTTGCGGCCTGTCCACACCGAGATGTTCAGGTCAACCAACATTGCGCTATTCTGAATCATGGCACTCTCCTTAATTTATTAACACGTGTTAATTAATACGAACCGTCTTACCAATTGCACTCACCTCATCCGACGTGATACCCCATAGCGTCGGGCAAGGCCAGTTCTCACCCCAGTCACCGCCCACATACCCATCGGTCAAGATGACGGCACACTCTGCCTTGATCTTCTTGTCGTTGATGTACTGCGGTATGCAGCTTGGCGATGTACCTCCACCACCTCTAGGCTTGGTACTACTCAACAGCGCACCCAGTTGGTCTTGCTCATACTTCTCGTGCTGCGCGATGCGAGTATCCCAATACAGCACGTCGATACCCTCGGGCTTCACGTTCTCACAGATGCTGCGGATCTCGCCCAAGAACTGACTGATCTCGTCGCTACCAATAGAGCCTGACATATCGATAGCCACCACGATGCGACCGACCGACTCACCGATCAAGCTAGGCATGTAAACATCTTCACCTATCCACCGCCGAGACGGACGACGCCATGTCGATTCATCCTTGTCCATACAGAATGACGTAACGAACTCACGCAGTGCCTGACGCCAATCAACCTTCGCTTCCAACGCTTCCTTGATCTCACGTGGCATGTTGCCTTTCATCTTGCCAGCGAGTATCGAGCCTTGGCGGAGAGCCTGATCAATGTCACGTGCTAGAACTTCTTTCTCTTCGCCGCTCATCTCATCAGCGCCGTCCCAGTCGTGGTCATCCAACGATGGCGTATCATCTACTGGTACATCACGCCCCACCTGATCGCCCTTGGTCTTGACATGCACCGAGCCCTTGTCACATTGTTGCTTCAAGTCGTTAAACACACGCTGCGAATCCCAGCCCCGATACTTCGGATCAAGCAAGCCACAGTCAGGCAACTTCACATACTGATCTGTCGGATCTGAATCGTCGATCATCAGGTTAATCACATAGTCACACGCCATGTTTGCCAACTGCGCATGCTCTTTGTATAGATGCTTCCACATGGTTAGATGTCGGAACGCCTTGTGCAAGTTCTCGTGCAGGATCAACGCACGTAGCTCGGGTTCTGACAACTTGTCTGTGAACGCACGACCATACTTCACGTTGCGACCATCCGTACATGCAGTCTGCACATCATCCTCCACACTTGTTTTACCAAGCATGAAGACGCCTGAATACAGACAGTAGTTCGGGTGTTTCATGAGCCACACATGTGCTCGTTGCACACGCTGCTCGGCAGATAACTTTGTAGCCATTTATTAACTCCTGTTAATTTGTTATCAGAACAACCACTGGTTTTCCAACGCCCAGTCCTTGAACTCCTTGTTCATCACACAGAACGACTGCTTGTCGGATGACTTCATCACGCTTGTTGCGAACAGGGCTTGCCACTCCTTGTCCATACGTTTCAGGTAGTGCATCCATTTGTCTAGCGTGTCCTTGGAAACACGTGTCACCGCAGAGAACACCAAGATACATTTGGCAACCGTGTCCTCAGGTAGCTTGGCATTTTTCGGATCGTTCAATATCGCATCCCATGATGGCAACTTGTCCACCACAGTGAAGAACGCTTGCATGTCCCGCGCCGCACTCTCACCGATAGTCCCAGTCAGCAGAGATATAGTCAGCGCATCACCTAGTTCACTACGTTGTTTGGCAATGAACGACGCCTTCTCCAAACTTCTTGGTGTAACCACCGCACCGCTACCGGCCCGCGTAGGGTTGAAGATATATACGTTCTCTTTCTGCGACAGATCGGTGTAGCTTGCTAGTGCATGCGGGAACTGCTTGACCCACGCAATGATTGTCGGATCAACGTCGTTACCAATTGCCCACTCGATCCACTCATCTGCATCAGGCTTACGCACAGTCACCAAGCACACACGATTCCGAGCATGCGCTTCCAACATGTCACCCACACCATCTGACATCAAGTTGGTAGTGCCAAACACAATCGATCCCTCAGGCAGGTAGTGGTCACCAATGCGATGTTCTAGCATCAAGGTCAACAGCACATTCTTGACCGCCTTCATTGCCTTGCCAATCTCGTCAAGCATCACGATCACCGGCTTGCCCTCGTGCATCTTGAACCGTGCGTTCGGTGCGAACTTCGTGACTTTGTTAACACCTGTTAACCCGTTCTCCACCACCTCGGTGTATGGCAGGGCAAAGTCACCCAAGTCCAGCAAGGTACAGTCGATGTACGCAATGGCATACTCGGGATACTGCTTGGCAAGAACTTTCAGCATGGAGGACTTGCCAATCCCCGGCTCACCTTGACCGATCACCGTCACATCACGCCCCACCTGCCCGATAGCTTTCGCAAACTCAATAAGCGATACGGACTGACCAAAGTTGATTGCACTCATTTGTTTCTCCTTTTAGGTTGATTACTTCTTACTACTACCACTGTAAGACATATTATAACATAATAGTTACCCTATGTCAAGTATTTAGAAAATGCTCGACTGCGTTCTCTCCATCACTTGGACAGGCACTTTGTCATGTATGTCAGACACCTTCTCCACCATCCGATAGATTCGGGATTTCAACAGCTCATACGAAAACTGCATGTCATAAAAAGTTGTAGGGTAGGTATGCCCACCAATGTTCCGCATGATTGTTTCGGCTATCCGACTATCTAGCGCATTGGTACCATCCCATAGCACCACGCATAGGGCTTTCACATACTCTGCATCGTCGCCTGAGCTTGCCATCTCAAGAATCATCGGCTCGTTGTACTCCCGATAGTTGAAGTACCCATCCGGCATCGGGAAGACTGACTTCCTCGTTTCGTGCATGATCCACCCATCCGACAACTTCATGAATGTCTTAGCCCATTTCAAAAACGGCTGATACGGGGCACGGGCTTCCTTCGCTTTCTCACGATTGACAACTTGTTTCTGGATGACAACCTCGGATGCCGGTTCCCACCGCCCATCTTCCGTTGGTCGGAATATCAACTCGCCCTCCCTCGGTACGGGGTAGTGCATGTACTTGCCGTCGCTGTTTGGCACCATCACCCACAACTTGCCGTTACGTTTGAAGCATTGCCACGGCGAGTGGATGTGGATGAAGTCGGCAGTGGATGGGGTTTGCCAGCCACCACATTGCAGCCCGATCCGTCCGTCTGGGTAGTACCGAACAACTTGTGTGTGATACAAGACGCAAGCCACAACTGGACCGTCCATCTCGATCACCTCCCAATCCCTGCGCCGCTCACCAATGGGTCGGGTTTCACATGCCCTGCCACGTATCGGCTTGATCGAGTCGTGCAGGTTCTTGAACTGCTCGTAGTAGTTCTTCTTCATACTCCCTCCTTATTAACATCTGTTAATTTAGGGCGTTTCCCAAGCAAGTCCATCTCCATCTCGATACTTCTTGCCACATAACTCAACTCCCACCCGTCCTCGCCAAAGTGTTCCTCGGTCACGTCCTCTGAGTTCTCACCGATCCGGCAGAACGCGCCCCTGTACTTACCCTCGTCATCATTTAGTTCTTCAAAGAACGCATACAGCTTGTTCACCCCATCGACAGGCTCGTACCCGTCGTACCATTTGACATCCTCGTTGTAGAACACAAAGTTGTCAGCATCCCAACCACTTGCATCTTTGTACCAATGCGCCTCAAACAGATCGCCCGAGATGATGCCCTTGGTTTTGGCAAGTGCCAGCACCGTAGGTATGTCCGGTGCATCTGGATCGGTGCGTTGTACCCTGATCCCAACCGTTGATCGATATCCCATTTTATTAACTCCTGTTAACTTGTTTTGGATTGATTGTTTCGAATGGCTCATAGTTATCCTCGAACAGATAACACTCCGACATAGCCACGAACCGTGCATACGCCTCATCCATCTGGGCATCCCACACCACTTCGCGGTCTAGGTTAGCTGCGTCCATCCATTCGTTTAGTGTTGGCTTTTTCATCTCATCCTCCTATTAACATCTGTTAACTTGTTATCAGGCCAGCACCCATGTCAATTGCAGAGCTTCTGGCTGCACGTTCAAATACACCCAAGCATCGTTGGCTCCGAGCTTCCTGACATGCACAGAGTCCTTGTTGATGTCGAGCACCTCATACCGATGCTTGAACCCTTTGTAGTTCTTGCGGATCAAGCTATCGCCGACCTGTACTTCCTTGCCGGTTTTCCTGTCGATTAACTTCATTGCAGCAGTCCCAAGTATTCGGAAACCACCATCGCAATCAACACGCAGAAACATATCAGTCCAACAACGTCTAAGTTGTCCATCAGAAACTCCTAAATAGCATGATGAGCACCGCCAATACTGCACCGAGTATGGCTCCCAGAAACGCAGCGGCGATTGCCGCCCATTCGTTTGCGTCTAGTTTCATTTGACGATCCCTCCCTTTTGATTAACACCTGTTAACAAATCCCTGTCACTTACGACGATGTAGTTCGACTTGTGCAGGGGCACGACACAATGCTTCACCTTCCGCGCTTCCACCTCGCCGCATGGCATACATAAAGAACTTATCAGGCGACGCTTTGGTGGGTCAATTTGTGAGCCACATAGACGACAAAAAGTCGTGTCTGTTTTTACGTGTTGGTCTGTTCCGAGTTCTGTTCCGCTTGGGGCGGCTTTGTTCCAGTCTGAGATACGCATGAAAGACCTTTGAGATCAATGTGTTATGTGAATAAATGCCGGTTGTGTTCCAGTGTTCCGCACATTACACCACCTGCCGAAGGCCACGTTGGTTTACAAACCCATCATGGTTTACATTGTAAACTAGTTCCTCAGGTTTGGGTAGGGGGGGTATATATATGGAACAATGGAACAAACACACAAAAAACCCCCAAAACGTAGGCGTACCAACGGTTTTGCCTGTTCCAGCGACTGGAACAACGCGGAACAACGCGGAACAGAGCCCTCTGCAACATATTGCATTAACATCGGTTAATAAATTGTGCTGCTGCATCATCATCATCAGGGGCTACTATCATCAAAGGGTTGGAAATCACAGGCAATAAAAAACCCCGACCGAAGTCGGGGTTGCCAAGTGGGGCGAATTACTTTGCTTTTGCCATTTCCGCCTTTGCCAGATTAAGCGCGGCGAGAACTTTCGGTAAATCGTATGAGCGCGATTCGGCTTTTTCCAGTCTACCGATCAGCGCGACAACGCGCTCCATATCGACAGTTTCCTCTGATTTTTCGCTTGCGGCGGATTCTACTTTTTCAGCCGGAAAAGCATATTTGACAACACGCGCAAACATGGTATCAGCAGTTGATCGGGCATCCTTTTTCGCCTGATACTGTACTTTCCACTTTTCAACACCGGCGGCGTCGAGCGCGTTATATTCTTTGCTACCCTTGCGTGGTAACTCCACAGCGAGCGCGGCGGCGTGGCGTTTGTCGAGCGCGGGTAGCACAGCGTCTGCGATGAATTGTGCTTTGATTTCCAGCAACGCCGCTTCCGATCCGAAAAACTCACGCGCACCCGATCCGACAATCTGCCATTTATTAACAGTGTTGATATCATTGCGAATCGCGTCGATTACATTCTTGACTAATGTTTCGTATTTCATAACTCACCTCATTCAGTTGATTGTAGGAAATATGCTCGGCGCGTTTCGCCTTGCATGACTACAATGTATCAAACTATTCTAAATCTCAAAGCATTTTCTGAAATTTATTAAGTAGTGTTAATAAATTCAATTTTGACAACCCCACCGTACCCCCACCCCCCGCTATTGGCTGTTGGTACCATCGCATGCCTTGCCTTAGTAATCTGCGCACCCGATCACAAAATCCCAAAAGGGTTACACTAACCAAGGGGGTCGCAGCTTGTTAGTTTATTAACAAGTCGTCAGGGATAGGCAAGTGACCCCCACCCCCCTCTAAAATCTGCTGGACTAATCTAAATATCAAAATAGAAAAACACCCCCCTTGCCTTTTTGGGTCCCCTACAACCCCACCGGGGGGTATATATTGACAACTTTGTACAAGGTGGTTATCGTCGCGCACATCTGGGCCACAAACAGCTACGGAACACATGCCTATACTTGCCACGCCTGAAGTGGGTATCCCACTTCCCTTCGATACGACACCGGAGGAAATTGACGATTTTCGTCAGAAGGCTCATGCACTTTTTGAAACGGTGCAAGACCTAATAGGTCTAGGAGCGCAGGTAGACATCTCCCCCGAAGACAAAGCGGAATCGCACCGCATCTTCTCCAATAAAAAACTCCCCCCGGCAAAGCAACTGACGCCCGGCACCATCCTGAACCTAGAAGCAATCCTGAACGAGTGGGATCAAGAAGTACTAGACGTTTCACGTCGGCTTCGTAATTACGTGACCAACAAGTTGATCGTTGAGTCTGCTGATCCAGATCCTCGCCAGCGCATGAAGGCACTGGAAAACTTAGGGCGGATTGCGGGAGTTGGGCTATTCTCTGAGCGGATTGATATCAGCATCACACACCGCACCGTAAAAGATATTGAGACAGATCTCGTGAAGACCTTGGAGCTGTACGGTGGAGGTGTTGAAGAGGTCGCGTTCGAGGAAGTGCCTAAGAGTATTGGGGATATTGACGTAGATGCAGAGTTGTCAAACGAAGGGGAACCCGTAGATGGACCCGGAACTACTTCGTAGGGCGCAAGCCATACTGCCAACACTACCACCGGCTGTTCAACAGAAGGTGGGTACCCTAATTGCTGAGGCCAGACGCGCCAAGGCACAAGAAGTTGCTAAGAATAACTTCATGGAGTACGTCAAATATGTTTGGCCCAACTTCATTCATGGCAGGCACCACGAGAAAATGGCGCGAGCGTTTGAGCGGGTGGTTGAGGGAAAGACCAAACGACTCATCATCAACATGCCACCGCGTCACACGAAGTCAGAATTCGCCTCATATCTGTTGCCGAGCTGGTTTTTGGGCAAGTTTCCTTCCAAGAAAGTGATCCAGACTTCACACACCGCTGAGTTGGCGGTGGGGTTTGGTCGAAAAGTACGTAACTTAGTGGACTCTGACCGTTATAAGGACTTATTTCCAGATGTTGCGCTACAAGCAGACTCGAAAGCCGCTGGTCGTTGGGCTACAAATTACGCTGGTGATTACTTTGCTATTGGCGTCGGTGGTGCTGTTACCGGCAAAGGCGCTGATTTGCTCATCATTGACGACCCGCACAGTGAACAGGAAGCCGCTCTGGCTGAGGTAAACCCCGAGATTTACGATAAAACGTACGAGTGGTACACATCAGGCCCTCGTCAGCGTCTCCAGCCGGGCGGATCTATCGTGATTGTGATGACTCGGTGGTCAAAGAAGGACTTAACGGGTCAAGTATTGAAGTCCGCAGCCCAGAGAGGTGGTGAAGACTGGGAAGTGATCGAGTTTCCGGCGTTATTTGACTCGGGAGAACCGCTTTGGCCTCAGTTTTGGTCTAGAAAAGAGCTAGAAGCGCTAAGAACTGAACTTCCGAACGCTAAATGGATGGCTCAGTACCAGCAGAACCCGACATCTGAGACATCTGCGATAGTGAAACGGGAATGGTGGCAGACTTGGGAGGACGACACGCCCCCGCACTGTGAGTTTGTCCTACAAAGCTGGGATACAGCGTTCGAGAAGACCAACCGCTCGGACTATTCAGCCTGTACCACGTGGGGCGTCTTTTATCAGGAGGACGATACCGGTGTTATTCAAGCTAATATCATCCTTCTCAATGCTTTCAGAGACCGCCTTGAGTTCCCTTCGCTCAAAAAGAAAGCCATTGAGCAATGCAAAGAGTGGGACCCAGACTCCATCATTGTGGAGAAAAAGGCGACCGGGGCACCGCTCATCTACGAGATGAGGGCGATGGGGATTCCTGTACAGGAGTACACACCGGTTAGGGGTAACGACAAGATCAGCCGACTAAATGCGGTATCTGATTTGTTTGCGTCAGGTCGAGTGTGGGCACCCAACACACATTGGGCTGAAGAAGTAATTGATGAGGTAGCAAGCTTCCCCGCTGGGGATCATGATGACTACGTGGACTCTGTGTCGCTGGCGCTGATGCGGTTTCGCAAAGGCGGCTACATCCGGTCAGTGTTGGATGAGCAGGATGAGATACCAGAGTTCCGACGCAAGAGGCAGTACTACAACGTATGAGTAATTTTTTGTTCCTGAAGCAACTGCCGCCGGAGGTCGTTGACTTAGCCAATCAAGAATTTGATTTGCTTGATGTCCATGACGGCAAGGTCGTAACGGCAGGACAACCAGTAATTAACTACAAACACCGCAAGAGCACCCTACGTTCGGCTGAGTTCGGGCATTGGTTTAGTGGGATCTTGTATCAGTTTGGGGTGATCGCTAACGCAAACTGGGGCTTTGTTATTGATGGGCAAGAAGTAATGCAGGTGGCGGACTATACCGAGGGACAGCACTTCGACTGGCACGCAGACCTGATTCCGTTCTCTGGCCCAACAGACAGGAAAGTAAGTGTGGTGTGTCTGATGACTGACCCGACCACGTATGAAGGCGGGGAGTTCCAGATACGGAATTTTCAAGATGGATCAGAGGTACATACAGTGCCACTAAAAAAGGGATCGGTCATAGCCTTCCCTTCAGCGGTGTGGCATACGGTAACTCCTGTAGTTAGCGGCGTTCGACGCTCAACAACTTTGTGGCTAACAGGCCCCTGTTTTAGATAGGAAAGATCATGGCTATTGATAAAGCACTAAACCGCGCACCGTTGGGTATGAGCGACATGGGCGTGATGGAGATGGACGAGCCCGCATTGGAGATTGAGATCGAGGACCCGGAGTCAGTAACTATTGGCATGGGCGGGCTAGAGATCGAGATCGAGCCGGGTGTAGAAGACGACGACTTCAACGATAACTTGGCTGAGAAGCTTAGTGAAGATGTGTTGGAGAGCTTGGCAGGAGAACTACTGAGCGACTTTGATGATGACGTGGGTAGCCGCAAGGACTGGATGCAGACCTACGTGGACGGGCTTGAGTTGCTGGGTATGAAGCTCGAAGAGCGTAGCGAACCTTGGGAAGGAGCCTGTGGTGTTTACCATCCCCTTTTATCTGAAGCTCTGGTTAAGTTCCAATCCGAGACAATTATGGCGACTTTCCCGGCGAGTGGCCCGGTTAAGACGCAGATCATTGGAAAGGAGACCACGGAGAATAAGGAAGCTGCCGAGAGGGTTCAGAATGACATGAACTACCAGCTTACCGAGGTAATGACCGAGTATCGCAGTGAGCATGAGCGCATGCTGTGGGGCTTGGGTCTATCCGGTAACGCGTTCAAGAAGGTGTACTACGACCCATCGCTGGCACGTCAAGTCTCTATCTTCGTCCCCGCTGAAGATGTGGTTGTGCCTTACGGCTCAGAGAATTTACAGAACGCCCCACGTGTAACACATGTGATGCGTAAGACTGAGAACGAGCTAAAGAAACTACAGGTCGCTGGCTTCTACCGCGACGTTGAGCTTGGTACCCCCGCTAATACATTAGATGACGTAGAGAAGAAGATTGCGGAGAAGATGGGCTTCCGCGCTACAACTGACGACCGCTACAAACTACTTGAGATGCAGGTTGACCTGAATCTTGAAGGATACGAGGATGAGAGCGGTATAGCGTTGCCATACATCGTCACTATTGAGAAGGGTACCGGTACGGTATTGGCTATTCGCCGCAACTGGGAGCCAAGTGACGACAGTAAGCAAAAGCGCACTCACTTCGTCCACTACGGCTACATCCCCGGCTTTGGCTTTTATTGCTTTGGTCTGATCCACTTGATCGGCGCGTACGCTAAATCAGGCACTTCGCTGATGCGACAGTTGGTCGATGCGGGCACGCTGGCAAACTTGCCGGGTGGTCTGAAGTCCAAAGGCATGCGCACTAAAGGAGACGATACACCTATCGCTCCGGGCGAGTTCCGTGATGTGGATGTGGCGTCTGGCACCATACGCGACAACATCCTGCCATTGCCATACAAAGAGCCATCGCAGGTATTGATGTCCCTGATGAACCAGATCGTGGATGAGGGTCGTCGCTTCGCTTCCGCTGCTGATCTCAAAGTCTCTGACATGTCGGCGCAAGCCCCTGTTGGAACGACATTAGCACTGCTGGAACGCCAACTGAAAGTGATGAGCGCAGTTCAGGCTCGCATTCACTTTGCGATGAAGCAGGAGTTCAAGCTTCTAAAGCACATCATCGCTGCTTACGCTCCGACTGAGTACAGCTACGAGCCAGTTGAAGGTAGCCGTCGCGCACGTCAGCAAGACTACGAGATGGTGGATGTGATTCCGGTATCTGACCCTAACGCGGCAACTATGTCGCAGAAGGTGGTTCAGTATCAGGCAGTCATGCAGATGGCACAGCAAAGCCCACAGATCTACGACATGGTCGAGCTGAACAAACAGATGCTTGAGGTCTTAGGTATCAAGAATGTCCACAAGCTTGTCCCTGCTGCCGAAGACCAGAAGCCAAGAGATCCAGTGTCAGAGAACATGGCAATCCTGAACATGAAGCCAGTCAAGGCGTTCTTGTATCAAGACCATGAAGCACATTTGCAAGTGCATATGACCGCTATGCGTGACCCCAAGATAGCAGGCATGGTGGGGCAAAACCCACAGGCCAACATGATCATGGGCGCGATGATGGCGCATATCAACGAGCACATCGCGTTTGAGTATCGCAAACAGATCGAGGAACAGTTGGGCGTTCCAATCGACATTCCTAAATACGAGGATGGAGAAAGCATCCCAGAGGAGATGGAAGTCGAAATTAGCCGCATGATGGCTATGGCGGCAGATAAGTTGTTGCAGAAGGATCAGGCTGAAGTTGCCCAACAACAAGCACAACAAGCCGCACAAGATCCGATTGTCCAGATGCAGCAGCAGGAATTGGCTATTAAGCAGCAGGAGTTGCAGCTCAAAGCTCAGAAGCTTCAGATCGACGCTGCGGCACAGACTGACAAGATGGACATCGAGTTGGAGCGCATCGCTGCGCAAAAACAGATTGCCGGTATGCAGGTCGGAGCCAAAGTCGCCAAAGATAAAGCTGAACTTTCTGCTCGACAGCAAGAAGCTGGCGTTCGCATGGGTATCGACATAGCTAAGTCACAAGCGGAACTGGAGCAGCGGTCACCTAAGACAAAGGAGTAATCAGTGGACAAAACACTGGCAATTATCAAGGAACGTATTAACGAGAAACAAGCCCAACTTGCTCATGCCGTAAGCGAGGGCACAATGAAAGATTTCGCAGAGTATCGCGCAATATGCGGGGAGATTCGGGGTCTATCCATCGCAGAAGGCTTTATCTTAGACCTTGCAGACCAAATGGAGCGCAACAACGATGAGTGAAATACTAATCGCTACAGAAAGCGGTGAAGTACCACAGACAGCGGAGGAGAAAGCAAAACAACTCCCTGACCCAACTGGCTACCACATCCTTGTAACTTTGCCGGACGTTGAGGATACGTTTGAAAGCGGATTGCTTAAAGCGGATCAAACCAAGCAGTTTGAAGAAGTGCTGGCGACAGTTTTCTTTGTTATTAAGCTTGGTCCCGACTGCTACACAGATACGAAACGGTTTCCAAACGGTCCGTGGTGTAAGGAGGGTGACTTTATCTTAGCTCGTCCGAATAGCGGCACTCGGTTGAAGATTCACGGTAAGGAGTTCCGCCTGATCAATGACGATACGGTGGAAGCAGTCGTGCAAGACCCACGCGGTATTCGCCGCGCATAAAGGAGAGAACGATTATGGAACAGCAAGAATTTCAGTTTCCCGACGAGAAGGAAGAAAAGGCTAATCCCGCCGAGGCTAAGCTGGACGATATCGAATTTGAAATAGAAGACGATACCCCCGAAGAAGATCGTGGTCGGGAGCCGTTGCCCAAGCAGATCGTCGAAGAGCTTGATCAGGATGATCTGGAGGACTATTCCGAGAAGGTTAAAGTCCGTCTGAAGCAGATGAAGAAGGTGTACCACGACGAGCGCCGGGAGAAAGAACAAGCCCTGCGGGAGCGTCAGGCTGCGGAAGACTTAGCAAAAAGAATGCTTGAGGAAAACCGCAGTCTCAAGGGTAGACTTTCCGAAGGGGAAAAACACTATCTCCAAACGTACCAATCAGCGGTTGAGCTGGAGTTGGACGCGGCTAAGAAGGCTTATAGAGAAGCCTATGATGCCGGGGATACCGATAAGTTGCTAGATGCGCAAGAGAGACTTAATTCCGCTCAAATTAAGTTGCAAAAGGCAAAAGATTACGTACCCTCTTTACAATATCAACAAGATGAGGTACAAACTAGTCCAGAAGTCCCAGTGGCTCGTCCTGACCCAAGGGCAATTGCGTGGCAAGAGCGCAATACTTGGTTCGGTCAGGACGAGGAGATGACTAGTCTTGCACTTGGGCTACACCAAAAACTAGTCAAACAGTACGGAACTCAGTACACGTCCACCGACGAGTATTGGCAGAAGATTGACGGAACCATGCGTCAACGCTTCCCGGACTACTTCCCAACAGATTCTTCGCCGCAACCTGAAAAGGCTACGCCGCGCACAGAAAAACCGTCCACGGTCGTAGCTCCTGCGACCCGCAGCACATCCTCCAAAAAGATAACGCTGAAGCGGTCACAGTTGGACACTATTAAGCGTCTTGGCATCACCCCTGAGCAATACGCCCGTGAACTAATGAAAATGGAGGCCAACAATGGCTGAAAACAGACTTGCCCGTGAACTTGAAACTCGTGCCGTGCAGGAGCGCCCCAAGCAGTGGGCTCCACCTGAGCTTCTCCCTGAACCAGATAAGCAACCCGGCTTCGCGTACAGATGGATTCGCGTTTCGACTCTAAACAATGCTGACCCACGCAATATTTCCGCCAAAATCCGGGAAGGCTGGGAGCCTGTAAAGATAGAAGAGCAACCAAAATTTCAACTGCTAGTCGATCCGAATAGTCGCTTTAAGGACAACGTCGAGATTGGCGGGTTGTTACTTTGCAAGACTCCACAGGAGCTGGTGGACCAGCGTAATGGCTACTACCAGAAACAGTCCGAAGGACAAATGGATTCTGTAGATAACAGCCTGATGCGCCAGAACGACCCGAGGATGCCGTTGTTTAACGAGCGGAAATCTTCTACATCGTTCGGTAAGGGAAGTTAATCTAACTTTTGGAGTAAAACATGGCTTATCCGACTGTATCGGCCCCCTACGGGCTAAAACCGATCAATCTGATCGGCGGTCAGGTGTTCGCGGGCCAAACTCGTGAACTCCCGATTGCAAGCAACTACGGTACCGCTATCTATAACGGCGACATCGTTCGTCTGGATGGTGGCACTATTGTTAAAGAAACGGGTACTACCACTGTTACGTCGCAAGGCGTAGTTGGTGTGTTCCTTGGCTGCACATATACTAATCCGTCTACGGGTCAGATTTTGTTTGCCAACTCGTACCCCGGTAACGTCGTTGCTTCGGACATTCTGGCTTACGTAGCAGATGATCCTGACCAACTGTTTAAAGTTGCTGTGACTGGCGGCGCTACTTCGACCACGATCACCCCGATTTCGGGCGCGATTCTGGGCGACAACCTCGCTATTTCTCAGCCTTCGACAAACACCACTATTTCGGGCAACTCGAATATTGGTGCTTATGATTCGGGCAACAATACTACGCAGTCGCTTCCGTTCCGTGTTGTGGGTCTGGTTCCTGAGACTACCAACTCTAGCGGCAACTACAGCGAAGTAATTGTTAAGTGGAATGCTCCATACCCAACCATCACTATCGACTTCACGGGTGAAACCGCGTCGGTAACTCTGGCTGGCGGACATTCGTACCTCAACCCGAACGGTCCTGACAACGTATAAGGGAGCTTGAATCATGGCTATTTCACGCGCACAACTATTGAAAGAGCTGCTCCCCGGCTTGAACGCACTGTTCGGTCTGGAGTACGCTCGTTACGGCGAAGAACACAAGGAAATCTACGAAACTGAGACTTCCGAGCGTTCGTTCGAAGAGGAAACCAAACTGTCTGGCTTCAGTGCCGCACCGGTTAAGAACGAAGGTTCTGCAATCGCGTACGACAACGGTCAGGAAGCTTGGACTGCTCGATACAACCACGAAACCATCGCTCTGGGTTTCTCGCTGACCGAAGAGGCCATCGAAGACAACCTGTATGACAGCCTGTCGGCTCGTTATACCAAGGCGCTGGCTCGTGCTATGGCCTACACCAAGCAGGTCAAAGCAGCATCGGTCCTGAACAACGGCTTCACCAACTCCGCTCAGTACTACGGCGGCGACGGCGTGCCTCTGTTCTCGGCTTCTCACCCGCTGGTTGGTGGCGGCACTAACTCGAACATTCCGGCTACCCCAGCCGATTTGAACGAAACCTCGTTGGAAAACGCAGTGATTCAGATCGCTGCTTGGACTGACGAACGCGGTCTGCTGATCGCCGCTAAGCCACGCAAACTGATCGTTCCACCTGCTCTCCAGTTCGTTGCTACTCGTCTGTTGGAAACCGAACTCCGCGTCGGCACCAATGACAACGACATCAACGCTCTGAAGAACAACGGCTCGATCCCAGAAGGCCATACGATCAACCACTTCTTGACCGACACAAACGCATGGTTCCTGACCACTGACGTTCCAAACGGCATGAAGCACTTTGTTCGTACCCCGCTGGCTCAGTCGATGGACGGTGACTTTGACACTGGTAACGTCCGTTACAAGGCTCGTGAGCGTTACTCGTTCGGCTGGTCTGACCCGCTGGGCATGTACGGCTCGCAAGGCGCGTAAGAAGAGGGGGGCTTTACGCCCCCCTTTTTGTAGTATATAAAGTAGTTATTCCGGGATTTATCCGGTACGTCAAACAGGCTCCCGGCCTGACTTCATGCAGATTGACGTGCCTAACCGCATGAGGGAAAACATGGCTCTTTCTACCACCCAAAGTATTTGGCGTTCGGGCGGCGGCGACACGACTCGCACCGCATACTGTGGCTCCGGCGTTATGGCTGCTCAGTTCTACATTGCTGACGCATCTGTTGCTACTGCAACTAACGTCAAAGTCTCTTCTGTTTCTGGTGCTCCTGACCTGATCCTTCCTGAAGGCGCAGTTGTGTTGTCTGTGGAAATTAATGACGCAGGCACAGGCTCTGTTGATCTTGGCACCCGTGGCTACACTAGTGGCACCGTGACCGGCGCGGCTATCGCCAACAACCTGACCGTCTCTGCTGTTGGGTCTATTACCGCTGGCTTGACTCGCACTGCTATTAGCGAGCTGTCTTACGTTACTGTGACCATCGACACTTCGGGTGCTGGCACTGTTGGTGGCTTCATCACCTACTTCGTTGCTGATCCGCTGGTAGGCCAGCAGAACGTCTAATTGAGGAGCCTATCATGGCGATGCAATACGACGTAAAGTCATTCCACGCAACAGCCTCGGCGCTTGCGTACGCGGATCGTACCCGGTTGAAGGGCGTAGTTATTTCGCCCTCGACTTCGACGACGTTTAACTCGTGCGTGGTTGATACGCAGGGTGCGTTGTCGGGTACGTACGATATTCCGGGGTCAACGACTTGCACCGTTACCATCGCTAATCATGGGCTTTCAAACGGCGATACGGTTGGTCTTAACTTTACGACTGGTACGGCAGTAGACGATTCGTATACGGTATCAAACGTAACAACGAACACGTTTACTGTAACCACAGCGAGTTTGACCACCAGCGGTAACGTGACGATGTACCCAAAAGTACTTGTCGAGCTGGATTGTTCTTCGGGTACGGCGTTCTACACGCTGATTCCGGGTGAAGGCATTCTTGCACAGGGCGGTCTGTTTTGCTTGTTGCCGTCTACCACGGTAACGATGACTATTTTTTACGGGTAGCGCCATGATGCAAACAGACGTTAAGTCAGCCCGTGCAGCAGGTAGTGGACTGCTGGTGACACAGATTCCCGTACGGCTGAAATCTATTACGGTGACAAGTGCGACGGTGTCTGCAAGAAATACCTGTATATGCGACCCAACGCAGCAAAAGTCTGGGACGTACAGCCGTACAAGTCCAAGTGCCACCATCACAGTCACGATAGTGAACCACGGCCTTGAGACTGGAGATCGGGTATTTCTAGACTTTACGTCTGGCGCGGGACGGGACGGTGCGTACACAATTACAAAGACGGGTGACAACACGTTTACTTGTGCAGATGCGCCGACTACGACTACCAGCGGTAACGTCACGATGTATAGCAGTATTGCTTTAGAGATCGATACTTTTAATACGGTTGGCTTACCTGTACTGATCCCCGGCGAAGGCATCTACTGCCCTAACGGTATCTTTGTTGGGTGTGGCTCATCGGTAACTGCGACGGTGTTCTATGGCTAAGACTCCAGCATGGCAGCGTAAGGAAGGCAAGTCCGAGAAGGGCGGCTTGAACGCCAAAGGTCGGGCTTCGTATAACGCAGCTAATCCGGGTAAGCCCGGTCTTAAAGCCCCACAGCCGGAAGGCGGGGCTAGGAAGAAGTCATTCTGTGCCCGGATGTCAGGCATGAAAAAGAAGCTGACTTCAGCCAAGACCGCGAACGACCCGAACAGTCGGATCAATAAATCTTTGAGGGCTTGGAAATGTTAAAAGACCACATCGAGCCAGACCTGATGGACAACGTCTCCATCCTTGCGGGGCTGGGCGTTATTCTTGGATGGTTACCAAACGTGCTTTCTATTGTCACTATTGTGTGGTTCAGCATTCGTATCTGGGAATCCGATACGGTTCGTGGTTTGACCAACCGGAAGAAACCCGATGCCAGCCAAGAGTGAAAAGCAAGAGAAGTTTATGCGGGCTGTCGCTCACAGTCCGTCGTTCGCAAAAAAAGTTGGCGTACCGATGAGCGTAGGGCGCGAATTCACCAAAAAGGAGGGCGGTATGCCACTCAAATTAACTTCTGAATCAGAAAAGCGTTCATCAGACTCTGATGAGTCCAAGCGTAAAGCAGTCAGCGGCATGAAAAAAGGCGGCAAGGTCAAGAAGATGGCGGCTGGCGGTATCGCTGCATCGAAGATGGGCTCTGTGAAAACCGCTGCTCCTAGCCGTGATGGTGTTGCTGTCAAGGGCAAAACCAAAGGCAAGATGGTCACGATGGCTGGCGGCAAAGGTATGAAAAAGGGCGGGTACTGCTAATGATGCCCTCACGCGGGATGGGTGCAATTAACCCTTCCAAGATGCCCGGCGGGAAGAAGAAAGCCCGTCGGGATAAAACCGACTTTACGCAGTACAAAGAAGGTGGGAAGGTTAATGCTGCTGGTAACTACACCAAGCCCGGTCTGCGTAAGAAGATCGTGAGCCAAGTGAAAGCCGCAGCAACTCATGGTACGGGTGCAGGTCAGTGGTCAGCCCGTAAAGCGCAGTTGGTGGCTAAGAAGTACAAAGCCGCTGGCGGTGGGTACAGAGATTAAAGTGGGATGAAAAAGCGCAAAAGATTTGACGATGGGGGGTCAGTGATGGATATGCCATCACGGGATATGCGTGACCCAGCATACCGTCGGCAACTTGAGCGTGAGCAAGCGTTAGAAGCATCTCCTGTAGGCCCAGAAGATTTAATTGGCTTGGGGTTGGGGAAAAGGGCATTAAGCGCCGCAGAAATGGCAACGCGCCCTTATGTTAGAAACCAAGTTGTTACATCAGAGGGGTTGCGGTTAAAAAGTTCGCCAGTCCGTATGCCGACCAGCGATAAAGATATTACACATGCGTACAGAAATATGTCGCAAGCGGAATATGAAGCAGCAAAAAAATCTGGGTATTTTGAGCGAAACCCAAAACCTAAATACGGCGCGGGCGATGAGAAATGGTGGAGTAGCGGCGATAAAGTTGGTAAGTTTGGTAGGGAATGGAAAGGTGGCGAGGGGGCTGTTACCATGCGCGTACCCAGAAGCAAAGTGCCAGAAAACAAAGCTGTTAGATTTAAAGACGCAGAAAAAATGAACAAGGGGGGTGCTGTGAAGTCAGCATCATCCCGTGCAGATGGTTGTGTACAGCGCGGCAAAACCCGTGGAAGGATGGTGTGAAATGCTAGGTCAGCTAATAAAAGATGCAATACAGCAGGCTAAAGCGAAACAAGACGGCGCAGGTTCACCAAGCTATACATACGACCCTGTAAGCCAGACGTATCAGCAAGTTGGGGGTCGTGGTATGAAGAAGGGCGGCACCGCCTCTTCTCGCGCTGATGGCTGTGCTGTGCGTGGTAAGACTAAAGGGAGGATCGTGTAATGGCTAAGACCGAGAGATCTCCGAAGATTGAAGCCGTGGGGGAAGAGTCCATGGAAGACGTAAAGCGGTCGGCACGTCAGGAGGCTCAGCACCGGCAAATGGAAAAAGAACTATATGGTGGGGGTCCTGAATCTCCGGGGGCTAAGCGTACCCGTAAGGAGGCCGCACTAAAAGATAAAACGATGCTGGGGTTGTATGCTGAAGAAAAAAGTCTTCCGCGTAAGCTTAAGAACGCTTTGACCGGTGAAGATGATTACGGTACTTCTCTAAGCAAAGGTGCAATGCAGGCGGCGGATAAAGCAGCTAAAGAACATGCGGAGACGGGGACGTGGAAAGACGGTAGCCCGTCTAAGACTCGCGGACAAATAAGTGCTGAATCAATGGACGTAGCACGTAAAGCCGCTCGTGAAGCAGCATCCGAAGAGCGTCGTGAAGCTCGCGGTATGAAATCTGGCGGTTCAGTAAAGTCCGCTTCTTCTCGTGCCGATGGTTGCGCTATGCGTGGTAAGACTCGTGGAAAGATAGTGTGAGATGAAGGCCCCGCAGCAAAGCCTGAAGTCGTGGACGGAGCAGAAATGGCGGACAAAGAGTGGCAAGCCGTCGTCGAAGACTGGCGAAAGGTACCTGCCAGAAGGCGCTATCAAAGCTCTAAGTCCAGCGGAGTACGCAGCAACGACCAAGGCGAAGAGGGCGGGGAAGAAAAGTGGCAAGCAGTTCGTCGCGCAACCAAAACGCATAGCCCAGAAGACCGCGAGGTTTAGGTAATGGCTTTTACAAACAACACAACGACGTTCAACCCCGACCTCAATGAGATATTCGAAGAGGCGTTTGAGCGTTGCGGTTTGGAGTTGCGTACTGGCTATGACTTCCGTACGGCACGTAGAAGCCTGAACTTCCTGATTGGCGAGTGGGCGAACCGTGGTATCAACCTGTGGACTATTGAGCAGGGATCGATCAATCTTGTGCAAGGGCAGGTGACTTATGATCTACCTAATGATACCGTTGATCTTCTGGAACATGTTATTCGCACTAATTCCGGACAGATTTCTAACCAGACCGACATCAACATCAGCCGCATAAGCGTCTCTACTTACGCGACTATCCCGAACAAATTGACGCAGGGCAGACCGATTCAGGTGTGGGTAAACCGCCAGTCGGGGCAGCAGGTTGGATCGAATGCAGCGGTACCGAAGTATCCACAGATTAATGTGTGGCCTTCGCCGGATCAGGGTTCGGTAGGCAACCCGTACTACATATTTTATTACTGGCGGTTGAAGCGTATTTTTGATGCCGGAGACGGTACCAACGTGATTGATATTCCATTTCGCTTCCAGAACTGCTTGGTGGCAGGATTGGCGTACATGATTGCAGTTAAGAAGCCCGAGGTTGATCCAACCAGAATTCAGGCGTTGAAGCTGATGTACGACGAGGCTTGGGATTTTGCATCTGCGGAGGACAGGGAAAAAGCGCCGGATCGATTTGTGCCGCGTACTACTTTCTACAGGTGATGTATGCCCAGTAAGTACGCTAGTGGCAAACATAGTATTGCGGAATGTGATCGATGCGGGTTTCGGTACAAGCTGAAAGAGTTACGCAAGCTGACGATCAAGACCAAACAGGTGTCGATCAAGGTTTGCAAAAATTGTTGGGAACCAGATCAACCACAGCTTTCGTTAGGTCTATATCCGGTCAACGACCCACAGGCAGTGCGGGAGCCAAGACCAGACATAAGCTACTTGCAGTCAGGCTACAACGGGCTGCAATTAACTGAGACGCCGGGGACAGCAGTTGATGCTGATGGGTACCCAGAAGGCGGTAGTCGTATATTCCAGTGGGGTTGGTACCCAGTGGGTGGGGCAAGTGGTAATGACGCAGGGCTGACACCGAATGCTTTAACGTCACCCGCACAAATAGGTAGTGTAACAATCTCGTAGGAGTGACTATGGACAGCATGAAGAAAGTAGCCAAGGCAGAAGTCAAGGCACATGAGAAGCGTATGCACAAGGGCATGGCTAAGGGCGGCGTGACTGGCGAGGCCATGAAGAAGTACGGACGCAATATGGCACGAGCCATGAACCAGCGTGGCGGTGCTTCGCGGGGTCGATAATGGCTAAATTTTCACAAAAGCAGAATGGCAAAGAAGTAGGCCAAGCTGCGGTTTATGCGGAGCCACACACTATGGACGCTAAAAAAGTAACGGCGCAAGTGCCTGAAAAGACTGGTACACAATACACCAACGAGATGAATATCGCGGGGGGTGTGGTCAGCAAGGGCAACTACAAGGAACCCAAAACGACCGGCATCAAGATTCGCGGTACGGGTGCGGCTACTAAAGGTACGATGGCACGAGGCCCAATGGGTTGAGGTGAACTGTGAATTACACAGAGCTTGTTGCTGAGATTCAGGCGTATACGCAGAACTACGAAAGCGATTTCGTAGCGAACATCCCTACGTTTGTTAAGCAAACAGAAACCCGTGTGTACAACACGGTGCAGATTCCTGCACTCCGTAAAAACGTCACGGGTATAACTACTAATGACATCCAGTATCTATCGTGCCCTTCTGACTTCTTGTCGGTCTTCTCGATGGCGGTAATCGACGGTGGTGGTAGTTACGAGTATTTGCTGAACAAAGACGTAAACTTTTTACGTGCAGCGTACCCAAACCCAAACACCAAAGGGATTCCGAAGTACTACGCGTTGTTCGGTCCAACGGTGGCTTCAAACATCATTACGGACGAGCTTAGTTTTATCTTGGCTCCTACACCCGATGCCCAGTACAGCGTAGAACTACACTATTACTACTACCCAGTATCGATTGCTGATGAAGAGCTAAACCCTAGCGGTACTTCGTGGCTTGGCGACAACTACTCACCGGTGCTGCTGTACGGCTCGTTGGTAGAAGCTTACACCTTCATGAAAGGTGAGCAGGACATGATGACGTACTACGAGAAGAAGTATCAGGATGCTCTGATGCAGCTCAATCGTCTGGGTACAGGTCTGGAGCGTGGTGATGCGTACCGTGACGGTCAGGCGAAGATTAAGGTCAACCCATGATTCAGCAAGGACTGACGAACAGCTTCAAACAAGACATGCTCCAAGCAGGGCAGAACTTGGTAGCCGATACGATATATATGGCGCTGTATACGGCGTTTTCTGATATTGGTCCTGAGACAACTGTGTACACTACTGACAATGAAGTAGTTGGTACGGGCTATACCGCTGGGGGTGTGGTTGTAACAGGTGCGGCAATTAGCACTCAAACTACTGGTCCTGAGGCAGGGACTGTGTATGTGGATTTCGCTAATGTGTCATGGCCCGGCGCTGAATTTGTAGCTCGTGGTGCTTTGATCTATAACTCGACTCGTGGCAACAAGTCTGTAGCAGTGTTGGATTTTGGCTCAGACAAAACTTTTACATCAACTAGCAATACCGTCACTTTGCCAGCAAACACTGCAACGACGGCTTTAATTCGTTTTCCTTGAGGAGTGATCATGCCTATCGCAAAATCGACAATGGGTGAGACTGTCCAAGCTGGCGTGAGCAAACTCACGGCAAGCGACGGTCGTGTAAAACTAGGTGGTGTGTTCAAGGTCGAGTGCTTTGGACCAGACGGTAAGAAGAAGTGGGGTGATGAGTTCCATAACCTCGTCGTCAATGAAGGTCTGCAAGACTTGAACTCGAAATATTTTAAAGCCTCTGGCTATACCGCTGCTTGGTACCTTGGTCTAGTTACCGGTCCGGGTTCGGGTACTGTATTCGCCGCTGGAGATACTCTAGTTTCTCACGTTGGTTGGACTGAAGATACTAACTACACCGGCAACCGTAAGGCTGTTACGTTTGGCACTGCTACACTGGCTGACCCATCGGTTATCGATAACTCGGCAAGCCCTGCGGTGTTTAACATCAACAACACCACGACTGTTGCAGGCGCGTTCTTGGCTTCGGTAGCGTCCGGTACATCGGGTATTCTGTTTTCCGAAGGCGACTTCACTGGCGGCGATAAGCTTGTAGCTAGTGGCGATACCCTAAACGTCACATACACTTTCTCGGCTGACGCTGTTTAATTGAGGAGCAGTTATGGCTACTACGTTTAAAAAAGGCGACACCGTGAAGTTGGTGGTTGCCGTCCCGCAAGGTCCAGTTGAGGCTTTGCGTATGGACGAAGACGGTAATTTTTTCTATCTTGTTTCGTGGACTGATGACAACGGTGTCGTGCAATCTCGTTGGTTTGAAGAGGCGCAACTGACTACTGCATAAAAGGTGAAGGCGCATGTTGTTTGGCACTACAGCTTTTTCACAAGCGCCTTTTTCCTCGGTAGTAGGCGGGAGTATATTTTTTGTCGCGGTATCGGAAGCGGTTAATTGTTCCGCTACAGAAGCTTGTGTCGGTATATTCCCAGCGGCACTAGTTGATACAGTTCAGTTCTTAGATACGGTTGAAGATGATCGGTTTGTGTTTGCCGATATTGCAGACGCTGCAAATTTTAGTAGCGTAGTTTCTGTACAAACTGTATTTGATGGGCAGATCGACGAAGATACGCAATTTGACGCAGTTGTTTCAGCACTCCAAACAGCAGTATCTGCCGTATCAGAAGAAATTAATTTCAGTAGTACTGTAACCGATACCGTTAATTTGTTGGTATCAATAAGCGAGGCAATTGCTGCTACTGGTAGTAGTGTTGGGGCATTACTTGTAGTTCGTGCTGTTTCGGAAGAAGTACACGTCACTACTTCTTTGTTCGCTGTTGGTGGGGTTGTAACAGCAGACATACTAGAAGCGATTGACGCATACGATCTGAACATTACGTCTAATGTCGCTATTAGCCTATTTGAAGATCGTATTGAGATGGCAAGCACGGTGGTGCCTCTGCTTACTGCGGTAGCAACAGCCGCCGAACAAATAAATACAAGTTCTACGGAAGCAGCTACAGCAGACATATTAAGAGCTGTAGCCGAAGCGATAAATGCTAGTTCGACAGAGGTAGCACAAGCTGATTTTGCAGTAGATATTGATGAGGATGCGCAGTTTAACGATACGGTATCCGGTGCGCAGACCGCCTTTGGTGCACAGGATGAAACGGCTAATTTTGACAATACCCAGTCTGTTCAGGTGAGTTTTGTAGGGGCGCTACTTGAATCCTTAGCGGCAAGTGACGCACAATCTGTACAGACTAACTTCGTTACATTTATCAATGAATCGCTTTCGGTTAATGATCTGGAAGCAACTAATGTTGACTTTGTAGCAATACAGGCAGAAGTTGTTCGATTATTAAGTTCTGTAGCTTCTAGGACGGATTTTGTTGCTGCGGTTCAGGAGCAGATACGGGCGCTAGATACGCCACTTGCCCGCCTCTTATGGGAATTGATTAATGACGGACAAGTACCAAACTGGCAAAATATGGGTAGCAATACTTCCCCGAACTGGGGGGTAATTGGAACCGCTGCAAGCTCTGGATGGCAAGGAATAGATACAGATACTTCGCCGGGATGGGATGAAGTAAATACTAATATCTCCAATCCTTGGCAGTCTATAAATACGTCATGAGGTAGGTATGCCACTTGCAATACAAGACCGCGTAAGAGAGACCACTACCACTACAGGTACGGGCAATATTACGCTTGACGGTGCAGTGACTGGGTTCCAGCCATTTAGCACCGCGATGGCTATTAGCGACACGACCTACTACACAATCGCAGGGCAGGGCACCAATGAATGGGAAGTTGGTATTGGTACTCTAAACGACCCAACTACACTTGTCCGCACCACAGTACTAGATACGTCAAACAATAACACCACCTTGGTGAACTTCTCTGCGGGTGTTAAAGACGTATTTATAACCTACCCCGCCAAAAAAGCTGTGTCCAAAGACATGATGGGCGGAACTGCTGGGATGTTGTCGTGGAACCCAGCCGGTGATGGTACGTTTACTCCGCGTTCTATAGCAACTAGTAATACTTCTGGCATCGGTATTTCGAGCAGTCTTAGCGTATCTAACCCCACGGGAGCGGCGGGAAACCCGACCATAAATAGTTCTATTACAAACACAGGTATCGTCCGCGCAAACAGTCGTGAACGAACCCGTCAACTCAGCATATGGCAAAAGCCGCAGTATTGGAATATTTACGGGGAGGCTTATGGTTACTCTCCGTGGACAAATGGAGGAACCACCAATAACGGGTCGTTGTTCTACCTGCAAAAGGGCGGCGGGTTCAATAATACAGACACCCCAGATAACTACTACTGGGATAGAAACGCCCTCACTAATGATTCAGCAAACTATTTATTTTGGACTGTAATTGGCTTCCCACGAGCCAGTATTGATAGAAATAATTTCTTACGTAACTACTATTACATTGGGGATCAAAACGGAGGTAGTGGGCGTTGGTATCAGCGTGAATTGTTGCACGTGGCTGAAACTAATTGGCCTACCACAGCAAGGAGTATGCGCAGTAGTTCCGAACTTGTGTTGGGTATAAATTACGTTGACCCAACAGAAGATACTTTTGCAGACGGTAACTCGTATAACTACGCCGTTGCTTTTGCAGGAGACGCAAGCCAAAACCCTACGGGCACGCGAGTAACAGGGCAGTTTCTTATTAGTGGAACGATAGGTACGCCGACGATCTTATCGTTGTCTGTTGTTTCAACGTCAGAGGTATACATACGTATCAACGGAGATAGATACCATATTTCATATTGGACAGCAGACGGCACGGTTTCTGGGACGATAACCGGTGGGGGGTACTCTGCTTCAGAAACTACACTTACTTTTGCTGGCACTACTACGCTCTACTACAATTACTGGGCTGAAGGTGACATCTCTTCTAAAACTTTTGTTCACGTATATAACAACAACACTGCTACTACATACTGGACATGGCAGTTAGGTGAAGACCGGGGCGGAACAGTTTGGCGAGTTTATGCTTTATCTGCTAATAGGGCTTCCTTTGTGGGGGGCATCCCATTTGTTGATACAGGAAATGGTTATGCCATAGAATTCCCATCGGCAAGATTACAACGTGTCTTTTCTACAAAATCAATGGCATTGCCATTGACCACTGACTCAAAAGCCCGTGGATTTACTATCCAAGCAAGGTTTAGAGTAGATGACATTACCACTGCTAACCAGAACGTATTTTGGGTAGCAAGCAGTGCTGCGGCGGCTAACGGCATAAAAGTCATCGTCAACGAAGGCGGTGTAGATAGGCGGCTATCGGTCACACTTGCAACGACTGCCCCCGCCGCCATTGTCACTTCTCTTCGTGTCTGGCAATTTAACGACATAAATGAGTGGATTATTTTGACTTGGGTTTGGAACCCATTAGATACGGCATTCCCCGGCAGGTTGTATTGCAACGGCGTGATGTGCTTTAAAACAGCAAGCAACCCATTTAGTGCTGCTACGGCGTGGTGGAACGTAGGTTCTACGGTTAACGCAACTGCGAATGGTTTTACCGGGTATTTTGCGTATTTGACGTTTGTTCCAGAAGTATGGGGCGCATACGTGCCGCAGGGTACTTGCCTTATTGATGTAGATCCGGGAGACCCCGCATGGACAAACGCTGGTAATAACTCCGGGCAAGATGTCACTTTTTCATCTAGAAACAACTTTGGGTTCAGGGGCTATCTCCGTGGGTCAAGTTGGGGTATTGGCGCAAATATAAGAAACGACTTTAGTTATTATTTTGATGGCCCAGTTGTAGGTAGTGCGGCGGAAAGTTTTACGCTCACAGGAGATTCGGTAAGCGGGTCTTCTACGATCACGTTCAGTAAAACAACTAGCGGTTTCAATAGGAACCCCGGATACTTTTTAATAACAGGAACCGGCATACCAACGACAACTAACGTCTACACAACATACATATATTTTGGTCAAAAGACGTTTGATTTAACTGACAGAGCCGGTTTTGTTAATGCTACGGCTACGGCAAACGGTACGACATTTACGTTTGTGCGGGTTAACTCATATACGTCATACTTACAAATGCCCGGTAATGCGATTAACGTCGCTAAGTCAAACAACGTATCAGGTGTCTTTACAAACGAACTTGCTGGGATTAACGCATCTACAGAGACAACTACCTGCGCGTTCCCAACTATTACCTTCACTGCTGCGGCAGACGCTGGGATTAATACTTACTACACCACACAGAATAGTGCGGGTAACAACACGGCTGTAAGAAATTTACAGAATGCGTTGGCTATTGGTAAAGTGTATACAGCATCTGGCAGTGGTTTGACTGCTACTAGCGCCACCATAGATAACGCAAGAATTGTTGCTGTTTATTGGGATTATTTTGGAACAGGGTTGCACCTTATAGACATGAGTCGCAATAGAAATGCGGCAGTTGTTGCAAGCTCAACGATTACTTGCCGTTTTGTTCCCAACCCCTCCTGCACGTTCTATGACTTCGAGTTGCTTGGTGGGGATAGCGCCATGACTACCGACCAATCGGTAGAACTATATGGATATTCCCCTGATGCAGCTTGGTTCTCTTCCTCATTAGGGGATCAAGGAGGAACAGGGAACGCTAAAGCAATGATGGCAAGAGCGGGCATCGGTCAATGGCGCTTTATCCGTATTGCCCCACCCGGTTGTATCTATGATTCAGGAGTATTTAGAGCAACCGCTGCAACCTTTACTAGAAGAATGTACCTTGGCTATAGCTGTATTGGGTACCTCATTACTTACGGTACAACAGGCGACTTTAACTTGTCTACGGTAAACCCTGTTGTATCTACCATAGCGTGGGCAGCGTCGAACGGTATGAACTCTGACGGCATAAGTTTGACGGTGACGGCGGGTACTGTTTACCGGGTAATTATTCTTCCGTTTAATCCGACTTTGGTAGGCGATTTTTACAATGGACAGTTTTAATACAATAATTGTAAACACCCCAACTTATGTTAGCCACGATGATCTTGGCTTCATCTACTCTGGCGATAAGCTTCATCGGGATGACTATGACGTTACGTCTAAAATGCACCCATTCGATGGGAATTCTTATCGTTATGTCCCGGAGACAGAGAGTTGGGAGTTGAATCTCGATAGCGTGTGGGTAAAAGTCAGAGAAGAGCGTAACAAGAAGATTGACGCGTTTCGGTGGAAAGTAGACCGCCAGCGGGATTTGATTGATCTTGGTTTGGCAGAAGCAGCCACTCTAACGCCGTTGTTGCAGTATGTACAGGCTTTGCGGGATATTCCGCAGACATTTACTGACCCGTTTGCCGTAGTGTTTCCGGATGAGCCGGACTATCTAAGTAATGAGGATTAATCATGCCAACTACATACAACAATAGTTTGCGAATTGCGGAGATCGGTACTGGCGAACAGGCGGGTGTATGGGGCAATACGACCAACTACAACCTAGCTACGCTTATTACTGAAGCGATTACTGGCGTTCTAGAAATTCCGATAACGACAAGTACAGCGCCAAGCGACAAGCAGGCTTTGCAGGCATTGGAAGGTTTGACGGATGAATCTCGTCAAGCGGTGCTGCTTTTGACAGGTTCGCCTCCCGCAGCATTTACGTTATTGCCGCCTCCGACGAATAAAACCTACATCATAAAAAACAGTACCACTAGAACCGCCACCATAAGTGTGTCGGATGGTCTAAATTCCACCACCGCAAGTGGGGGAACAACCGTAGCAATTCCTACCGGCAAGACCATAGCGGTTTACTGCTATTACGACGGTACCGTATGGGATGCAGCAGCAGGAACAGATCATGTAGTTGGCAACCTCTCCGTTACCGGCGACGGTACGTATGGAGGTACAGGAAGTTTAGGTGTTCCTACAGGAAGTACGCCACAACGTGCTGGTACAGGTATTCGCTACAACACGACGCTCGGTCAGTACGAAGGCTATGACATAAACACAAGTGTGTGGAGCGGTATTGGCGGCGGTGCAACTGGCGGGGCTAACAACCAGATATTTTATGAGAACGGGCAGGAGATAACAGCAAGTTACGCCATCCCATCTGGTAAAAACGCAATGTGTACCGGACCAGTTACTGTGATCCCTCTTGAGTTTGATGCCACAATTACTGATGGCGGTTCAGGTGCGGGAACCATATTAAACGTAAGCAGTGTTGCTAGTGGCGTTCTTTATATTGGCGCTGTTATAACTGGTAGTGGTGTATCCCCCGGTACAACAATTACGGCGTTTGGTACAGGTACTGGAGGTACTGGCACTTATACGGTTAGCATTTCTCAAGGACCTATAGGTACTACCACCATGTCACAGGACATCACCGTCACCGTGCCTAATGGCTCCCGTTGGGTTATTTTGTAAGAGGCGAACATGGCTACTACGATTAAAGCAGGTAATACGACAGGTGGCACTTCGGTTGCTAGTGACGGTACCGGTATATTGGAGTTGAAAACAGGCTCTGGCTCTGGCACTACCGCGCTAACTTTAGATGCCTCACAAAACGCAACATTTGCGGGGAACATTACTTCTTCCACTGGGGGAATATATCCGATTGTGTCGGGTACAGCGGTTACGCTGACTGACCAGACTGCACCTGAATTTACAGGCATACCGTCGTGGGTGAAGCGGATTACGGTAATCTTTAACCTTGTAAATACTAGCGGTAGCAGTGTGCCTTTAATCCAACTTGGAACATCAAGTTCGTACGTAACTTCTGGATATTCGACCGCAGCAACACGGCTTCAAGATTCCTCAGCGGTATCAGTTGGCGCGTCAACAAGCGGGTTTCACATAAACTCAATATCGTCGTCAAATGCTCTCTCTGGGAATATGGTAATTACCAATATTTCAGGAAACGTATGGGTAGCGCAAGGATCATTCGCAAGCACGCTATCAGGTAACTTTGTGTTTACTTCTGCCGGTCGTGTTGATCTTTTTAGCGCCGCACTTACGCGACTACGTCTTTACATCGATGGCACACAGTTTTTCGATAACGGTAGTTTTAACATCTTGTACGAATAACACGGAGGCGTAAATGTCAACAGGATTAAAAGCAAACGACGACGGTTCCGCAGCAATTCAAGTTGGTGGATCTGACTATTTGACGGTTACGTCAGGAGGCGCTGCGACTTTTGTTACCAGCCCAACCACGATGCCATCAGTTACGTTGCATCCGTCTGGCAGTGCTGCAACACCTTCAATTAGTTTTGTTGGGGATACAGATACCGGTATTTATCGCCCCTATAGTAATGCCGTCGCGCTTACTGCCGCAGGGTCAGAGGTTGCGGTATTTAATTCTTTTGGTAATGTTGCTTTTGACGCGGGTTACGGTTCAGTTACTGATGTTTATGGTTGCCGCGCATGGGTAAATTTTAATAGTCAGGCTGCGGTCACTAGCGCTGATGTCGCTTCAAGTTATTCTCAATTTGGTACGACTGTTACTGTTAATACATCCCCTGTTGGTCACTCGCTTAAAGTGGGGGATATAGCTTATAACGACATAACTTCTGGAACAGCCCTTGATGGTTCGTATGTTGTTGCCACCGTAACTGATGGGTTCGAGTTTACGTACACAGCTAGTACTTCACTGACAACTAGTGGTACTTGTGTTTTAAAGCGCTGCCGTATCGATGGGAGTGGAAACGTAGCTACCGTATCTCGAATTAACGGAACTGCGGCTGGCGTTGGGGGTATATCGCCGGGAATATTCGGAATAAACTTTGCGACCCCTATGCCCGATGTTAACTATTCTATGTCCGGGGTAATAAAATACATCTCTGATAATACATTTACTGGGAATATATATTTGAGCATAGCACGGGCTGCTAACAACCCAAGAGTTAATTACGTGATTGTGGTATGTGCTGGTACTGACGGTACTCGCTACGATTGTGAAATCGTAACCGCACAATTCATTCGTTAAGGAGCCTATTATGTCTGTAATCATAAATGGCAATGCAGGTGTCACGACATCATCAGGTGCTGTGTATAACAGCTTGCAAAGAGACACAGTTAAGACAGCCACTGGTACGGCGGTTGACTTCACAGGAATTCCGCCGTGGGTTCGCCGGATTACGGTGATGTTTAATGGTGTTTCTTTGAGTGGAACTAACGACATACTTGTGCAAATTGGTGACGTTGACGGTATTGAAGACACAGGTTATGTGTCAGGGTCAGGATCAGCCGTAAACAGCACCGCTGGGTTTGTAATCCGCGTGGGAAATTCCCTTCGTCTTGTCTACGGAATTATGCAAATTTGCAACCTAACCGGAAATAATTGGGTTTCTATGCACTCAATAAACGCTGGCACAACAGCGGATTTTGCTGGCGGCGGTGGCAAAACTTTATCGGGCACCCTTACCCAAGTTCGTATCACTAGAACTAGCACGAACTCCTTCGACAATTTTGGAACAATCAACATCCTGTACGAGTAAAAAATTGACCCGCTAACTCTACTCGCCGCTGCAAATGCTGCTGTTGCAGCGGTCAAGGCTGGATGCAAGCTTTACAAGGACATCAAAGGCGCAGCGGGGGAAGTTGGCGACGTACTGAAAGATTTGAAGGAGCAGTACAACAAGATAGTAGACCCGACACCTGCACAAAAAGCACAGTACAACGCGGAAGTGCAGCGGGTGCAGGAGATAGCCAAAGCTGACCCGAACGACGTATTTACCGACATCGGCAATCAGTTAGGCGTGTTGATGGATGCGCATGACGAGATCAGCAAGCTATTCTTGAAGGAGCAGATCGAAGCCAAGCAAGTCTATAAAGGTGAAGAGAGTATAGGTAAGCGGGCGTTGCGGCGGATACTGATCAACTCAAGGCTGGATGCAATATGGGCAGAGGTCAGAGAAACGATGGTGTACAAAGCCCCGCCGGAGTTGGGTGCATTGTGGGGTAAGTTTGATGAGATGCGGCAGAAGATTGTTGCCGAACAGGAGGTAGCCCACGCAGAGGAACTTAGACTGGCTCAGATAGCATCATGGCGACGCAAAAGAAGAATAGCGGAAATCAAGTCAAAGGTGGCATGGGTTTCGGCAGTGGTGTTCGTAGTTATATGGGCGGTGGGAATAATGTGGCTGACGACAAGAAGCGCGATACAGAGGATGTCCCTTGGTCATTGATTGTTGTAGTAATGGCAGTGCTGCTGATGTTTTTTATTGTCATGCCAATACTGGCATTTATGTATTACGACATGTATTACGCGACACAGGCGGCGGTGCATGAGGTGAGGAAGATGCGGGAACTGCGCAAAGAAATACAGCTTGAAAGGATGTACGACAGATGATCACGTTGGCACAATTCAAGAGGTTTGCCCCCAACACTAGATACGCACAACAGTGGTACGACACGCTGTTTGGCCCCCAGACCGAGCTGGGCGGTAAGTCGCTTCTAGAGGAATATCAGATCAACACCAAACCACGTGTTGCATCGTTCTTAGCACAGTGTGCCCATGAGTCGGGCGGTTTTGTGTTTGTCACAGAGAACCTGAACTACAGCGCGTCTGGCTTGATGCGTGTCTTCCCGAAGTACTTTCCAACCCAAGACCTTGCCAAGCAGTACGAGCGTAACCCACGGAAGATCGCCAGCCGTGTGTACGCCAACCGGATGGGTAATGGGGATGAAGCTAGTCAGGAGGGCTTCGTATTCCGTGGACGTGGGATTTTGCAGTTGACCGGCAAGGATAACTATTTTTGGTTCGGTGCGTCGTTGAACCTGACCCCAGAGCAAGCGTCAGAGTACTTGGAGACCTTCGAGGGTGCAGCCCAGAGCGCGTGCTGGTTCTGGGAGACAAATAAACTAAACGCGTTGGCAGATGCTGGGGACATCAAACAGATGACTAAGCGGATCAACGGCGGCTATATTGGATTGGCAGATAGGGAGCATCACTATGAGATGGCGCTTAATATGTTTGGCTCTGGTACTCGTCTGGCTTAGTGGGTGTGAGCGGGTTAGATATTTTTGTCAGAACCCAGAAAACTGGGACAAACCACGATGCCAACGCCCACAATGTGCTGTAACAGGAACTTGCCCGGATCAGTTGTTGAAACCGGAAGTGATGAAAGAGGAACCCAATGAACCCGCTAAAACTAATAAGCCAGTTCCTTGCGCTGACACAGGAACAACACGATGCAGTAATTAAGTTCTTTATCGCTGTTACGTTCTGCTGCGTCGTTATCATCATGGTGGGCGTGAGCTTGTATTCAGTCGTATTCGTCGAGCAACCGATGAGCGGGATGGCCCCGGCGGACAAGCAGTTCTTCCTCATCCTTTCCGACATGTCTAAATACATATTGGGGAGTCTTGCTACCCTGCTGGCGGTTAAGGGCAAAGACGCGCTGCCAATGTTCACACCGCCCGGCCTATCTACCAAAGAAGAGCGGGACGACAAGCCAACGCCACCGGCACCCAAGGCACCTGCTGCAACCCAAGCACCTGTGCGTATGGAGCCAAGCATTGACCCAATCAGTTCACCCCCGCCGGTAGCCACAGGCTATGGCGGTAAGCCAGCACCCGTACAACCACCACACCCGGAGATCGTATGAAACTGCTAACTTTACGTATGATTGGCACCGTCGTTGCCAGCTTGTTCTTGGCGTTCCAGATTCATGCCCAAGAGACCAAGAAGGTCTGCAACAAGCAGAAGGACAGCAAGGGTAAGGAAGTTCAGGTCTGCAAAGAGATCAAGATTCATAAGAAGCTCGACGGCACCAAAGTACCGGAGAAGAAATGAATCCGTGGGTAATACTTGGCTTTGTGCTGGCTGTTGGCGCAGCGGCTGGGGGCGGGTATTATAAAGGCAATTCTGCGGGCAAAGCCGAGGTGCAGCAGGCGTGGGATAAGGAAAAGGCTGAGCAGTATGCAGCCTACGCCAAAGGGCAGGAAGAAGCTCGGAAGCGCGAACAAGATATGCAAGAGGCAGCGGACAGGCTGCGGAGGGAGAAGGATCGTGAAACGCGTGAGCTTGCTGCTAGGAATACCGCTCTTGTTAACAGCCTGCGCGACAGGAATGAGCGCCCCACCCAAGGCAATTCCGTGTCCGGTACCACCGGTGTTGGATCAGGCGGCTGTACCGGAAAAGAGCTTTACCGACCGGATAGCGAATTTCTTGTCCGGCTCGCTGGAGAAGCCGACGAACTCCGGTTCGCCCTCAAGCAGTGCTACTCCCAGTACAACGCCGCAAGACAAAAGGTGAACTAAATGCCGTTGCAGAAACTACAGTTTCGCCCCGGTGTAAACCGCGAAGGCACGACACTTGCCAACGAAGGTGGTTGGTACGACTGTGACAAGGTGCGCTTTCGTTCTGGCTACCCAGAGAAGATTGGCGGGTGGACGACACTCTCTACACAAACTTTTATCGGTACGTGCCGGTCATTGTGGAACTGGATATCGTTAAAATCGTTTAATTTATTGGGGGTTGGAACTGAAAAGAAGTTTTATATCGAATACGGTGGTCTTTACTACGATATTACGCCACTTCGTCGCAGGGTTACGCTTACCAATCCGTTTACTACCAACATAGACCCCGGTACAGAAAATATCGTTACTGTGACGGACGTTGATCATGGCGCTATTACAGGTGACTACGTCACTTTTTCTGGTGCTTCATCTGTCGGTGGTTTGACCCTAAACGGCGAGTACGAAATTACGTACGTCAATACAGACACGTACACGATTGTTGCATCAAGTAATGCTACTTCCGCTGCAACCGGTGGGGGTACTGTATTAGCTCAATACCAGATCAATAACGGCACAAACGTCGGTACTTCACAAGATGGTTGGGGCGCAGGTCTATGGGGCGGTGTTGTTACTGGCTCGACAATTACGCAGCTTAATGGGGCGATCAATAGTTCAGTAACTACTATAACTGTAGACTCTACCGCTAGTTTCCCTTCAAATGGGACGCTCTTAATTGGCAACGAACTCATAACCTATAGCGGCACGAATTCCCCTACCAATACGCAGTTTACTGGTTGCGTTCGCGGAGCATTAGGTACTAACCCGCCCGGATCGCCGGGTGTAGGCTATACCCATGCAGATAACTCCGTAGTTACTAATGCACTTAATTACTATGGATGGGGCGATAGCGGATCGGAATCTACAAACACGACACTGCGTCTGTGGAGCCAAAGTAACTTTGGTCAGGACTTGTTGTTTAACCCACGACAAGGCGGTCTTTATTATTGGTCGCCGGGCACTGGCGCTGCCCCAGATGTAGGTACGCGAGGTGTTTTAGTTGGCTCATTCTCTGGCACTGCTAACATTAACTCGACAACGACGCTTACTGTTACGTTTGTCACTTCCGGGTCTATCCATATTGGTATGACTGTATCAGGAACTGGTATCCCAGCAGCTACAACTATTGTTGGGTTTGGTACGGGCACCGGCGGTGCAGGCACTTATATTATGAGTGCAGCGGCTACATCAACGACTACAGGAATTGCACTTACCGGTACGTCAGATGTGCCTTCCGCGATTAACGAGATTCTAGTATCTGATACGTCACGTATCGTTCTTGCGTTCGGTTGTAATGATTATGGTTCTCCAGACCAAGACCCACTTCTAATTCGTTGGACTGCCCAAGAAAGCTATACCGACTGGACAGTCACACCAACAAATCAAGCCGGTAGTTATCGTCTGTCGCACGGGTCGTACATTGTAGGTGCTCTACAGACTCGCCAAGAGATTCTTGTTTGGACAGACGCTGCCATTTATTCCATGCAGTATCTCGGCCCACCGTTTGTTTGGGGTTTTACACTTCTCGCTGACAATATCTCTATTGCCTCGCAAAACGTAATGGCTACTGCGGCGGGTGTGGTGTACTGGATGGGTGTCGATAAGTTTTACATTTATTCCGGTCGAGTCGAGACACTACCATGCTCGGTGCGCACGTATGTCTTTAACGACATGAACCGTAGTCAGTTTGCGCAGTTTTTCTCTGGCTCTAATGAAGGGTTTAGTGAAATATGGTGGTTCTACTGTTCAGCTAATTCTGAAGTAATCGACCGCTACGTCATATTTAATTATCTTGATCGTGTTTGGTACTACGGCACGTTAGAACGTACCGCATGGCTGGATTCCCCGCTTCGTGGGCAACCGTTAGCTGCTACTCTGGGCAACTTGCTTGTGTTTCATGAAAGCGGTAACGACGACGGTATAACTAACCCACCTTCGCCAATTTATTCCTATATTCAGTCTTCAGATTTTGACATTCAGGATGGACATAATTACGGGTTTATATGGCGGGTGCTACCGGACATTACGTTTAATGGATCAACAAACGTAACAGGTACAACCCCCAAAGTTACGATGACTATGCGCCCAAGACAGAACCCCGGTGCCCCATATAACGCTGCACCAAGCCCAACGGTGTCATCTACACAGAACTATGGCGGGGTTGAGAAAAACTACACGGTGCAAGAATTTACAGAAATTATCTACACCCGTGTCCGTGGTAGACAGATGGCGTTTAAGATTGAATCCAATAAACCGGGCTCGGTTGGCGCGAACGAAATTGGAACTCAATGGCAGTTGGGTGTGCCCCGCGTTGACGTACGGCCTGACGGTAGAAGGTAATCAAAATGGCAATACGAACTAAAGCAATTGCATTACCTAAAGCGCCGTTGCTGCCATTTGCGCCGGTACAGTATGACCGCTCGTATCAAGACACGCTCAACAACATCTTGCGCCAATACTTCGGCACGATTGATAACCTTGCTGCACAGTTCTGTCTATTTGGTGTTTACGAAGTAGTTGACCTCCCCGGTGCCAGTAGTCTAGGAGCAGGGGCAAGGGCGTTTGTTATTGACTCTTCGGTAACGACGTTTGGCTCTACAGTCGCTGGCGGGGGCAGTTCCAAAGTACCGGTTTATTCGGACGGAACCGACTGGAAAGTTGGCTAATTAGCGTACCGAAGTGTTAAACTTTGACAAATTTTATGGGATGAGGTAGCGATGAGCCTCCACAGTCTAGCCAATCACCTTCAATCCGCTGGGCGCGGGGAAGACAAAGTCCTCGTCCACATGACTCCGAAAGAAGTCGGCGGGCTGCAAGCCCTTGCAATGGCGCATGGTGGGTCGCTTACCATCAACCCCGAGACAGGGCTACCTGAAGCCGGATTCCTAAAAAGAATGCTCCCGATGCTTGCGGGTCTTGCTTTGGCTCCCCTTACTGCGGGTACTTCGCTGGCGTTTCTTGGCGCTACCCCGCTGGCTTCAGCACTCACAGTGGGCGGTGTTACCGGATTGGTAACTGGAGACTTGAGGCAAGGTCTGATGGCGGGTCTTGGCGCTTATGGTGGCGCAGGGCTTGGTGCAGGGTTAGCAAAGACGGGTGCTGCCGCTGGTGCTAGTGGGGCTACTGGGGCTACTGGGGCTACTGGTACTGCTGCTGGTGCTACTGGTACTGCTGCTGGTGCGGGTGCTTCTGGTACAGGTACTTCGCTATTCCCGTCTAGCGCAAACACGTTTGGTAACGTAGCTAAAGGTACAGGACCTTTCCCAACCTCTATTCCAACCGATTTCGGTCCCGCAGGGTTACAAACTGCCGTGCCAAAAGTCCCATTAAACCCGAATGCTTTGGCGTTTAGGCCAGATTATGTCGCCCCCATCCCCGGTGGTGCAGCACCTATTAGTACTTTTGGCAGTATAGGCCAAGGGATAACTGCCGCCCCATCTATGGGAAGCAACATGGCCTCAGGGGTTAAGGCGCTTGGGCAAGAAGGCGGACTTGGCAACCTATACGATGCGCTGCCGGGCGGTACGCTACCTGCTATCGCTGGTTCGCTGATGCTAAACCGAGATAAACCAGCAGAACCACCAAAAACTGATCCGGGGATGATCCGTCCGTATAACTACGAGAGAACGCAAAACCAAGCCGCTTACGATATGGGTGCGCCTATGTATTCTAGTACGCCGGGGTCAAGCGCAGAACGTAATTATTTCACGGATAGCTACACAGAACTCAAACCCTATAAAGCGCCGGGACCTGAGTACGCTGCTGAGGGCGGCTTGATGGGGTTTGCAGTTGGTGGCCCGATAGAAACTATGTCGGCGATGAATTCTGTCGGTGCTAATACAGGCTACCCAATGGCGGGTATCAACACAGCACTATATTCCAACCCGATGATCCAGCGGCCTGAAGCGGTGAATGTAATCGCTCCTAGTGGCGATGCCGGTGTAGGCGCATATAGTGGGGAACCTAAGTTTGCTAGTGGGGGCGGGGTTTTTGCGCCGCAAATGGCGGGTGGGTATAACTATTCGTATGACCCCAACACCATGCAGTTTACGCAGACAGGAACGCCTAGGCCAGTGTATAACACTTTTGGAAGTGCTTTGGGGAAAGTGTTTAACACGCTTACAGGTAGACAACCAACTTTTGACCACGGACCAAAAGTTTCTGGAGGTATTGCCAAACCTGCCGCAGCACCGGCGATGCCAGCACAACCTGCGTACACACCGCCTAGCATCCCTGCGTATAAGCCACCTGAGCAACAGCTTGGTCTAGGTAGTTTTTATTCGATGATGAATAGTCAGCTTGGCTCACCAAAGTTTTCAAAAGGCGGTACGGCGGCGGATAATGCTGCTAAAGAAGCTGCAAAGCTGCAAGGGGAATACACCTACTCATATAACCCACAAACCATGCGGTTTACGGAGTTGGGTACGCCGACATCGCCGGGGGAAAAACCTAAAGTCGAAATGGGCGGTATGGCACCTCCTAATGCAAATTCTCCAGCAATGCCCGCGCAGCCAGCGTACGGGGCACCTCCGGTTTCCGCCTATCAGTCACCTGAGCAACAACTTGGTTTGACTGACTTTTATGCAATGATGGATCGTAGGTTAGGGCAAGTAGGCGGGTATGCCGCAGGTGGTGGAGTTTCTCACTTGGGTGATTACTCTGATGGTGGTCGTCTCTTGAAAGGACCCGGCGATGGAGTTTCTGATTCTATCCCTGCTGTCATTGGCAACCGCCAGCCTGCTCGTCTTGCTGATGGTGAGTTTGTAGTCCCAGCCCGTATCGTCTCTGAGTTGGGTAATGGGTCAACCGAAGCAGGTGCTCGTAAACTGTACGCCATGATGGATCGGGTGCAGAAAGCGCGTCGTAAGACGGTTGGCAAAAGTAGAGTGGCAGCGAATACTAGATCGGAGAAATATCTACCTGCATGACATTCCTTACCTACGCCGATTGCGACCCGTTTGTATTTGTAGAAGAACTTAAAGAACTGTTCCCGCTACATTACGAAGAGCTGTGTGTAACGAAAGATTTCCCGTTAGCGCCAGATTACGATGCGTATAAACGGTTGGCGGATGCAAGGATGCTGCGATGTATTACAGCACGTGTGGGGGAAGAGTTAATTGGTTACATCATATTTGTTGTCCAGCCGCATCTTCACTACATGACTTGTAAGACGGCGTTTGAAGACATTTACTTCATTCGTAAAGAGTATCGTAAAGGTCGAGTTGGTATACGTTTGTTTAAGTATGCGGAAGAAGTGCTAAAAGGTATCGGGGTAAACCGTATCATCATGCACACAAAAGTTCATATGGATAACTCCAAGCTGTTCGAATACTTGGGGTATAAGTGGACAGACAAACTGTTCACCAAGATTTTGTAGGGGTCACTATGACTTACTCGCGTAGACAACTTGAAGCTTTTGGCGAACCGTTTGGCGAAAGCGCAACCCGGCTAAAACCGGGCGGACGTATTTATGGTGGAGGCGGTTCCCCTGCACCTCCCGCGCCCGGCCCACATACTGTTACTCAATCAACCATACCAGAGTATGCAAGGCCGTATGTCGAGCGCATGCTGGGTAAAACAGAGGCGTTGAGTAAAACACCTTATCAAGCATACGGTGGGGAACGTATTGCTGGGTTTACACCCCTGCAACAACAAGCGTTTCAGGGCGTTGCAAATCTTCAACCATCGCAACAGCTTGGTGTTGGTACGCAACTAGCGGGGCTTTCGGGATTGCAAGGGCTTGGCGCAGGTCAGCAGTACGCGCAACAAGCTACATCCCCCGGTTCCATGCAGGCGTATATGTCGCCGTATGCACAGTTGGCGCTTGAACCACAACTACGAGACGCTGCACGTCGCTCGGCTATGGAAGGTCAGATGCAGCAGGCGCAAGCCGCGCAGCGTGGTGCTTTTGGTGGGGCACGTACGGCAATAGTAGAAGCGGAGCGTCAGCGCAATCTGGGTCAGTTGCAATCAGACATCTACGGTCGTGGGATGCAGACCGCGTTTGAGCAAGCACGTCAGGCACAGCAGTTTGGTGCCGATCTTGGTCTACGTGGTGCGGGTCTAGGGGTACAAGCCGCTGGAGCATTAGGGCAGTTAGGGCAAACCCAGTTTGGGCAGCAAAAAGACATCCTCCAAGGGCAGCTTTCCGCAGGTGCGCAACAACAAGGGCTGGAGCAACAACGACTGGGACAGGCGTACCAAGACTTCCAAAATCAGCGGCAGTACCCGTATCAGCAGTTGGCATTTATGTCTGACATGCTACGGGGCTTGCCTTTGGCGCAATACTCTCAGACGATGTATCAACCACCACCATCTATGCTTGGGCAAGTAGCGGGTGCCGGATTAACGTATTTAGGAGCACAAAAAGCCGGATTATTTGGTGCTGAAGGTGGAGTAGTACCGGGCGGACTTGCTGGTATCGCCGCCGATAAATTGATGCAGGGGTAAATCATGCAAAGACAAATCCAAGAAATTCAGGCGTTGGCAACGAAGTACTCTAAGGCCGACCTTGGGCGCATGGTGCAGTTGGGGTTGCTTGAGCCGCAAAAGGCGATGATGGCTGGCATGATGATCCAGCGTATCGAGCAGCAAAACGCTAAACCTCCGCAGGCTACCGTTGCGCAAGAAGTTCTTGGATTGCCTACATTGGCAGTGGGCCCACAAAGCCAAACTCCACAACTACGCACATCTCCCGGTGTTGGCACTCCTCCGGCTCCTCCACTCATGATGACTGCTGCCGATGGCGGGTTGCTCAATATACCTTCTGGTGATGTGGGTGAATACGCTGGTGGTGGCATCGTTGCGTTCGATGATGGTGGCGAAGTAGAAGGCTACGCTAAAGGAGACTTGGTACCTTCTGGTCTATTCGAAGCACTTATCCAAGCAGAAAGCCGTGGCAGACACTACCGCAAAGATGGAGAGTTGCTTAAAAGTAGTAAAGGCGCAGCCGGTATATCTCAATTGATGCCGGGCACTATGCGTGATCCGGGTTATGGCATCAAGCCAGTCCGTGATGAGAGTCTGGAGGAGAACCTACGCGTTGGGCGCGAGTACCTTGGCGCGATGATGAAGAAGTACAGGGGTAATGTCGATCACGCCCTCGCTGCGTACAACTGGGGTCCGGGCAATGTAGATAAGTGGCTACGTCGTGGTGGTGATCCGTCAGAGCTGCCCCGCGAGACAAGAGCTTATATCCCGAAAATCAAAAACTTCATGGCGCAACAACAGCGCCCAGAACCAGTCCGTGTTGCAGAAAGACCGCAGATGGATGAAGACGGATTGGCTGGCATCCCCGCTGGGCAATTTATGCCTGTATCGGATAGGGTTGGGATGCCTCCGTTGCTGCGTCGCCCCTTGGAGAGAGTTACTAGATTACTTCCTTCCGCAGAAGCTAGTGGTATTGACGAACTTCCAGCAGGTATGCAATCGCGGATGGAATATGCAAGTGGTGGTATTACATCATTCCAAACAGGGGGCTTAAATGTGCCCTTAGATTTGCAAACTCCGTTTGACACAAGTGGAGGCAGTAATACTGTGTACGGCAGGACTACTACAGATATGCTCCGCCCACGTGCACCCGAAGAAGAAACCTCGTCTATGTTTGGGCGTGGTGTACGGGCTATGGGTAGCACGATAGCAGATATATTTAGTGCGCCGCCCGGTGCTTCAGAGCGGTATGCCGCGCAACAAGACGTATTAGCAAGGCAGCAAGCTTTACGTAATCGACTACAGCAATTAGAAGGCTACGGATTTAGGCAACAAACAAAAGCCCAACAAGCTGAAGCCGAGCAGATTCGTAAAGAGTTAAGTGCATTGGAAGGACAACTCAGAGTTGCGGCTAGAACTCAATCGGCACCACCAAGTGGACCATCTGGAATCACACCGTATAAAACTAAGACCGTAGATGGGGTTAGAGAAGACCAATTTCCGCTAGAGACTTATCAAGAGCGTTTGGCTCGCCGACAGACTGATGTTGGTTATACCGACCCCAAAACTAAACAAAGGATGGGCCCTGACGGAACCCCAATTGATGCGCCACCAGCACCACCAGCCGCTCCAGATGCCCCATCATATGTTCGGCGCGACATAGCACGCCCAGAACTTGAGTTGCCGGGTACAAAAATTGACGCTTCTTTCTACCAAGGCAAGGAACCGCTAGAACTTTCTGAGCTAGGTAAGCAGCGCATGGACCACATGAGGTCGCTGGGTGTAGATCCAGATATGTATAAAAACATGCTTGCTGCGGTTGAAGATAAGAAAGGCAAGTTGGCTGCACGCAAAGGCGAGTCCAAAGGCGAAGCAATGATGCGTGTTGGTTTAGGGCTAATTGGCTCCCGTCAAGGAAGAGAGTTTGAAGACCTACGAGAACACGGGCTAAGTGCGCTGAATCAATACAAACAAGATGTTAAAGATTTGCGTGCTTCTGAAGAGAGGCTGGATGACCGGATGGATGCGTTGCGTATCGCTGATCAGCAAGCAAAACAGAGCGGCGCTGAGAAAGATATTGCTCGTAGGCAGCAAATGGAAGACTCGTACGAAGCGGCACAGCGTGATAGGTATAAGCAGCAAAATGAAGTACGGGTAGCGGAAGCTCAATTAGGTTTCCGTGCTGCGGAAATAGCTACGCAATTTAACACGCAGATGTATGGCATCGATACGAGAGACGACTTAATGCGTGAGCAATTGCAAGTTGAGCGTGACAAACTAAAAGTTACTGAAAAGTACTACGATAGACGAATAAACGCGGAAGAGAGCCGCGCTAAAGCGGCTGGACAACTCGCACATGCAAGATTCTTAACCGCTAAGCAAAAAATTATGGAAGGTCTTCCGAGTGATGCTGAATACCTAGCGCTTGTAAAAGACTTGGAAGGTCGTTATGGTAAGAAGTGGGCAACCATACCGCAGGCACAAACTGAGCTAAGTCTATTTAGAAAAAAGTTTCTTGCAGAGCGTTTTGATGCTGGAGGATTAGACTTAGATACATCCGGTATTAAACACGAGTCTGAATACTAAAGGTTGCATTATGATTATCAATCTGCCGAAGCTAGGGCCGGTACGTTTTGATGACAACCTAACGGAAGCGCAACTCAACGCACGGGTTAACGAGTTAGCCAAAAAATACGATTTCAAAGTTCCTACCCCTGAGTTTGGGCTAGGGGAGACTTTTACGCGTGCCGTAAAACGCGGGACAAAACAACTTGGCATCCTTGGGGGCGACGTTCTCCCCGCTATGGTCGGTAAAGGTCTTGGTTTTGAAGATTACGCTGCCAGACAAATGGAAGAAGCTGCGGTGTCCCAGCAAGAGATTGCTAGGCAGCGCCCGCCTATTTTCGAATCCTACAAACAAGTTGAGTCGCCATATCAAGCACTACAGTTTGGTATAGAAGTTATTGGCGAACAGATTCCAAACATCGCCACGTCGCTCATACCCGGCTTTGGGTTGGGGGCAGTAACTGGTCGTGCTGCGTTAACTTCAACAGGTAAAGCATTAGCAACACAAGCTGCCGAACGTGGTCTAGCGGGCGAAGCCGCTACCGCATTTGTAGCCGAGGGCATGAAACGTGCCGCCCCGCAGATTGCTGCTAAAGCGCAGACAGGTCAGAACGTCGGTATATTTTTAGGCTCCTACGCCCAGAACGCTCCTGAAATCTTCCAGAACATCGTCCAAGAAACTGGGCAGATGGAAGTTGGTACGTCCCTGCTATTCGGTGCAGGTGCTGCTGCTTTAGATTCCATATTACCTGCGCAACTTGCAAGGCAGTTAACTGGCCCAATGAAGGCCGGTATCGTAGAGAAAGTGCTAGAGAAATCTGGCATGGATCGTGGGATATTGCGTAGCACTACTTCCGGCTTGATCAAGGGCACTGCGGGCGAAGGTCTTACTGAAGGCGCACAAGAAGCACTAAGCATCGCTGCTGAAAAGTTTGTTGCCGATAACCCTCAAGTCTTTGGTAGTAAAGAATGGGATCGGATCATGGAAGCCAGCGTTCGCGGTGCGATTGCTGGTGGTGGGTTCGGTGTTGTTGGCGGTTCAGTTGAGCGCATGCGTGAAAGAGCGGCAGACTTACGTGCTCAAGCCGAACAAGCCGAACGTGAGCGTCGTATCGAGGATGCGGCTCGTCTGCGCAAAGAAGTAGAAGACGCAGAACAGCAAATAGCTGAGATGGAGCGGCATGTTGCTGGAAGGGATTCTGAAAAAGAACAGGGGCGATTAGCGGAGATGGAGTTAGGTCCAGCTTCCCGTCTCCCCGAAGAACAAATACGACGATTTGAAGCGCTCGCTGCCGGTAAACCCGCTGAGTTTTTTGAACCTCAAAAAACTGCTAAGAGAGCCGCAGAAAGTGCCAAGAACAAACTAGGTGGCAAGCAACTGGAGCTGTTCGGGCCAGAAGGTAAACTAACTAAAGAAGCTGAGAAAGCCGCAACCGCTGATGAAAAGCGTGCGGTAAACGTCGCTCGCCAACAAGCCAAGAAAGAAGCAGCGGAGCTAAAGCAGTATCAAGACAGCCTGAAGAAGTTCTTAGGGGCTAAGCAACTTGTGCTGCCCGGCATGTCGCCAGAAGAGGTCGCTGCCGCTCAGAAACAACAAGCCGAGCTTGAGGAACAGATTAAAACCACTGGGCAGGGCGACTTGTTTACGGGCATGCCTGCTGCTCCTAAAACGACTGATGAAGAAGCAACAAAAGCATTAAAAATATCGCCACAACCTAAACCTGAAGAGTTTGCTAATTCGCCCATAGAAGGATACACGTTCGAAATTCCGGGGGCTAAGGCTTCTTTAATTCATGATGCGGAAAAAAGTCCAAACATATGGAAAGTAGCTAGACTACGTGCCGCAAAGCCGGGGCAGGGTGCGGGTTCAGAATTATTAAATAAAATTGTTGATTGGGCGGATGAAAATAACGCAACCCTAACTCTCATTGCGGCGGCGGATACCCCGGAAGGAAAAAAATTATCGCAAGAGAAGTTGGTTGAATTTTATGAGCGAAGAGGTTTTGAACCGGACGAACAAGCTCGTAGAAGAATAGAAGCAGGAGTGGAGTACAACACTCTTGTTCGATACCCAAAAACTAAACCGGGGCAAATTGATACTACTGCGCCCGTAGAAGAAGCTATTGCCGAGCCTACCAAAGTAGAAGCACCTACTGGGGTAGAGGGTACTATCATCAGTAATACCAAGGAAGGGTTAGCCGCTCTTGGTAAACAACTTGGTATTGGTCGTACGGCAAAGATATTACGTCCTGATGGCCCACTGGCTGGCAAAGATCTTTCTGATCCTGCACAGGCTGCTGAAGTTAGGCGCGTGTTGGAGGCGTATGCTTCTGGTAAGCCCGCTGAAGGCGCGGCATCTAAGATTGAAGAATTCCTACTGCGGCCTGAGTTCGAAGCCGCGCCAATGGAGGTGCCAAGTGAGCCAACTGCACAATTTGACATCGGAAGAAGTGAGCCTAGCGTTCCAAGTGATATCACTGATGGAGCAGAGCAACTTGGAGATCGAGGTGCCGGAGAGCTTGCAGAACCTATCAGCACAGGATTGGGCGAGACTGGACCTGCTGCTGGAGATATTAATGTCGGAGAAGAAGCTGCTGGGCGTCCACTAGGCGTCAAAGAAACCAAAGATGTAGCTAGAGCCGAAGCAGCTACAGAAGAGGCGGTGCGTCAGCAAGCGGACTTTGTTACTAAAAATGACGAGCGCACAAACAATATCCTGACTGGTCTGCTACGTGAAGCGGCTGCTGCCGAAGGTATTGATCCTAAGTTTCTACCGTCTGAAGACCTGCGCGGTACACCAGAACATTCGTATTTGCGTCTGCCTAGCCTGATCAATGAGTATCTACGGCTTCGTGACATTCTGGGCATACCCCCAACGACTCCTGCTGAACGGGCGCAAGCGGCACGCAACCAGCAAGAGTTTGAAATTATCCGTGATGCCATCCTGCAAAGCGACCCTAACATGCCTCAGTTCTTACAGAACATGGAGGCTGCGACCCCGGCGCAACGAGAACAAGTGTTGTCGCAAATTAACCGTGAAGCGGTTGCTCAGTTTGCACCGGTTATCGAGAAGCGCATCGCAAGCCTAAAGCTTGAGGAAGAAGAGCGAGAAGCAGCTAGACCCAAAGCTGAGCCTACCGAAGGTAGTTTAGATCGACTTGCTGCAATCAAAGCCGCATCTGAAAAAATGTCAGGTGAGGTTGCAGCGACCGGTAAAGAAGCGGAACGTAATACAAAATCTATTTTAAAAGCTTACGAAAAAAAGTTCGGTAAAAAGTTGTTCCTGCCCGTGCATCGTGGACCTGACTTGTCCGACGCGGGCCGCGCACTGGTTGAAAGTGGCGACCTAAAAGGTGTTATTGATTACCTCAGAAATTCAGTTAAGAGCAAAGTTGTACAGCAGATTCTTAACAAGATCAAAACACTCAACCTTGGCACTAAGATTGTTGTCGGGCCGGTTGAAGGCAATCAGGCTGGCTCTTTCGACCCGCGCACTAACACCATAACCATCAACCCCGAGATGGGGATGAACGAGCACACGCTGCTGCATGAACTCATGCACGCTGCCATATCCCATGTGCTACGCAACCCTAACCTGCCAGTCACCAAGCAGCTAACGTCGTTGTTCACCCAGATCCAGAACCAGATGGGTGCGGCGTACGGTGCCCAAGACTTGCAGGAGTTTGCTGCCGAACTGGTAAGTAACCCTGAGTTCCAAGCTCTGCTCAAGACCATCAAGACCCCTAAGAGTCAGAACATGTTTGTGCGGTTTATGCAAACACTGGCGGAGTTTTTTGGGTTTGCGAAAGGCACCAACGCCTACGACAAAGGCTTGAAGTTGGTCAGCGACGCTATCGATATATCCACAGATATTATTCCTTCCCCTGCCGATGTATTGTTCATGGGCACTCCTAACGGCGCAGCGATGGGTCTTGGTGTGGTTGGGCGTATTGGGCAGACGATGCCTTCGCTCGCTGGTAGGACTATAGAGGAAACCAAAAACTACTTGTCGAATATGCCGGGAGATACACAATCCCTCGCAATGGGGCTTCTGCGTTTGGACAACATCAACACCATCTACGGTAAAGAACTACCGTCTCTCCAGAAACTTCTTGATGCATTGGAGAAACGTAATGGCATGCAGGAAAAGTACATCAAGCGCATCAACGAGAACTATAAGCGCTTTTTGGATGTAGAAAGCCGCCACCCGCAAGCCATGCAGCGTATGAACGACATGGCGATTGACGCACGACGCGAACAAGTCGATATACTCGACCCAAAGTTTAAGCCAAGCGCGACGCAACTGGCGCAATACAACCGACTGAAGAGCGTCTACAACGGACTGCCCGATGATGTTAAAAAAGTCTACAGAGACATCCGTGGTGAATACGATGCGGCTATCAACGAGTACGAAGATATTCTGCTTAACTCCGTCCAAGACCCGTCGGTACGTCGTAAATTAAAAGCTCAGTATGAAGCACGTAAACGGCAGGTTGGCTATATCCCGTTCCTGCGCCGAGGCGACTTCTGGGTTGAGTACGATGAGAATGGTGAGCGTGCAGTACAAGCGTTCCAATCTCAACGTGAGCGTCAGATGTTTATCGACAGCCAACTCAAAGGTAAGTCGTACAAGATTTATAAGAACATAAACGAAGCGACATTCAATCAGAGCACACTGCCTTCCTCGTCGTTTATCGTCGGGTTGATGGGCGAGTTGAACAAGCAGGGTGCGAGTGACCAGCTCAAGCAGAACGTATATCAGTCATACCTAGCGTTATTCCCAGCCGAGTCTTTGGCAAAGAACTTCATGAAGTCCGAAAATTTTCTGGGCATGGAGCGAGACATCGTGCGCGGGTATGGCGAGACGATGATCAAGTGGGCACGCAAGCTGTCATCCAGTAAGTACAACCCTGAGATTGACCGTGCGTTGAGCGAAATAGCCACACAGGGAAGTGAAGCATCTACCAAGCCTGACGGTGCTGGGGCTTACGCCGCTGCTCAGAATGTAATGGATCAGGCAAGCTTCCTACATAATCCAACATACGGAAAACTTGTTAGCGCCACCACAACACTTAGCTACTTTGCTCACATCGCGGGTAACGTCTCGTCGGCTCTAATTAACTTGACCACGCTTCCGATGTTCTCTTGGTCAATTCTTGGTGCCAAGTTTGGGTTTGATCAGTCTTTCCTTGCTCTGTCGTCAGCTTCCAAAACCACAATCGACTATATCTTTAACAATAAGATACCAACTAAGTACGCTAAGTTGTTTGATGTGCTGAATGATCACGCGCAGTTGGAACACACGATGGCCCGTGAGGTGCTGGAAGGGCGTAGACAAACAACTTCTGAGTTCATCGGTATCAAGGCTCGGATCATGGACGGCGTGTCCATCCCGTTTAGTAAAGCAGAAGTACTTAACAGAGGCGCAACGGCTATTGCTGCTTACGATCTGGCACGGGCTGGTAGTTCAGCGATGGGTATAAAGCCCATGAACGAACAGGATGCGATCCGCTATGCCTTGAACACCGTCAAGGAGATCAACACTTCTGGCCTGTCCGCAACTGCTCCGCGCTTTATGCAGCATCCGGCTGGGCGTGTGTTCTTTACGTTCAAGTCGTTTGTGTGGAATAGTGCATTCGTGGTGGGTCGTGCCTTTCATCAGGCCGTAAAAGGTGAATCCCCTGCGGTACGCAAAGAAGCCTTCCGGCAACTGATTGGTATCTATGGCATGGCGATGGCGTTTGCTGGTATCAAAGGTCTGCCGTTCATGGGGGCTGTATCTACACTGGCAACCATTATCAATTCACTGCTTGGTGACGATGATGAGCCGTATGACTTCGATGTCATGATGCGTAGCTGGACAGACGAGTTGTTCTACAAAGGTCTGGTCAACTACGCTACCAATCTGGAAATCGCTAATCGTGTTGGTGTGGCTAACGACCTAATCTTCCGCGATGACCCCAAGGGGGTTGCAGAAAATGGCTACGTATTGACCGCCATACAGCAAGCATTTGGTCCTGCCGGGGCATTTGCAGCAAGTGTGGAAGATGGCGCTAAGCAGGTGTCGGAAGGTAATATCGTGCGCGGTATCGAGGCGATGTTGCCTACATTCTTGAAAAATATACTCAAGGCGACGCGCTATGCTACCGAAGGTGTCACAAACCGTAAAGGCGAGTTAATTATAGATGACATCTCCAACTACAACGTAGTTATGCAAATCGTCGGGTTCTCTCCTGCCAACTTGTCTAATGTGTACGAAGAGATTGGCATGAAGAAGGACTTTGAGCGCAAAGTAATGGCACAGCGTAGCAAGCTGCTCAATAAGTACGACATGGCACGTCGGGCTGGAGACTCAGATTTGATGACAGAGGCACTAGAAGAGATCGGCGAGTACAACGAGAAGCGCAAAGATCCTAAGGCCAAGATCACTCAGGACACATTGAATCGATCAGTCAGGGCACGAGAGGCTGCTGAAAGAGATAGCGTCAACGGCGTTCGGTTCAATAAGAACCTAAGAACTGAGATTGACGATCTGTTGGAAGAGTACGAGGAGTAAAAAAGACCCCCGGCGTACCGGGGGTTAATTCTTCTCATTGAAATGTGAAGGAGAAGAAGAGTGCGAGGGCATTATATCCTCAACTCTCCAGACCCGTAAACCGTACTTGCCTCGCTCCACCACTTGTTTACAAATAACTTCGACTTTTAGCCGCTTGGCTTCGGTTTCTACAAACCGTTGCGTGAGCTTGCGATCCAAACAAGGCACGAAGAACGACGTGCCCGGCTCGAATTTATCCCACTCAATCAATAGTGGCAGTCCCAGTATCTTCATCTTTTAGCAACACTGTTTCGCTGAAGTACTCCAGCTTGGACGTATCAAACCAAATAGCACTGACCGGTGCTTGCATGTTGGCAACAGTCCCTGCGGTCATACGCTTTTTCTTGATGTCCACAAACGCCTTGCTCTTGCGATAAGGGATCAAGGACTCCTCAAAGTTCATGAACAGCTTGGCGCAGTCGTCTCGATAGACCTTTGTGACAACAAACAATAGCTTGGTGTCTGGCTCATACCGGATGGTAAGTGCCCCGCGAGGTTCCCGAATTGGGCCAAATTCAACCCCCGTACGCTTGTCGCGGTTGCCGTTGATGACCAGAATCTCATGGAAGTGTCGCTGCAAAAACCCACCAAGGAAGTCATCTGCGTCCAGCATAAGCTCTTTGGTGCGGGTACGAGTCTCCTTGACCAAGTTAACGCCAAAGTCAAACACCGGCTTGATCGGTATGTCGTGCAAACCAAGTGTTTTGGCAATCGCCCCACCTGTTATGCTTATTGTGACCATAGCTGACCAGTACCGTTCTGTGTTCGTGATACCAGCAGCCGCATCTACCTTGGCCTCAAACTCTTCTATCTTCTGCATGACCATCGGAAGTTGGCCTAGTACCGCCTTCGAATACGGCTCGATAGCATGCCCGTAGTTGGATAGCAGCTTGCCAAAATGATTTCTTGACCAGTGCGGATCGTTGTGCGTATCCGGCTTTACGTTGATCTCCAAGATACGATTCAGTTCACCATCGGGAAAGCCCTTTATGTTCAGCAGCATGTCGGGCACTGACCGGTTGCTCGAAGTAACCAACCCACTAGAAAACTTGGTGTGGTTTAGTCGTTCAGCGTTCTCGTGCCGACTCATCCGGTTCTTGCCCCGCCCAGAAGTCACGTCATAAATTTGTTGTGACATGTGATCCGGCTGCATGTTGGTGATCTCGTCCATCGTCACGCAAAGGTTTTGCAGGGTTCCGAACCGCTGCATCCGTGCGTTGTATGTATCTTTAGGCGATAGCATTAGCTCTTTGGGTCTGCCGTAGATACTGTTGATAGCGTGTAGGATGGTTGTCTTGCCCGAACCAGACTCACGGCTCATCAGGTTAACGAGAAACCCATCAAGTGCGCCCTTTGCAACGAATGGCATCAGCAACGTGCCAAACCCCATGAAGAAAGAAAAAGCTCTGCCTTCCATCCCCGGTCTGCCGTACGCGTTGATGACATCCTTCCAAACATGAAAGTCACCTTTGGGGGTGAACAACGGCACCAGTGGTAGGGTCGGTGCGGATGGGGGGCTGTAACTTACTCCTGTTGCTCTGATCTCTCGGTCGCCTACGATGATTGCAGACTGATCATCTACCCAACCAAACTGCTTATGCGCCTTCTCTGCTTGCATTGACATTTGCAACTCCTCTACCCATTTCGCCACGTACCACATGAGCGTGTCTTGCTGCTTGCTAAGCGCAGCGATGCCGTGTGATGCGATGATTTCTCTGAACTTATCTTTAGCTAGTGCCGATGCCAAGGGTATGATGAACTCGCGCACTCCATCTTTTGGCAGATGTAGGCGTAGCAGCAAGGTCTCACCCAAGTCGGGGTCGGTCATGCGCTTGACTACATAGAAGTCGTACGGATAAACAACTTCATCTATATCGTTACCATCTTTGTCTTTGGTGTGAACGAACACCCCGCCGTTCTTGCCACGGAAAAACGGGAACGGAAACTTCGGGATGACGTATTCTTTAAGTTCTTTAGTCTGCGCTTCGACACCAATGACGGTGCTTTGTTCTTCCGTAGCCTCGACGATCTCTCGCCCCAACTGAATAGGCGACGTGATCTTTTGCTGGCATCCTTCGCAACCTGTGGGATTAAGTTTCTTAAAAGTCTCGCAGGTGTACGGACCTTTTGTCTCGTTTGCTTTCTTCTCGGTATGCTCGAACGAATACCCCGGATACCCCTTGCTGATAACATGTATTGCTTTGTCGCGGTCTATGCACTGCTGGGCAATAGATAGACCGGCTCTCCACAACGGCTCCTCGATTGTGGCTTGGTTGTCGTAGATATTGACGATCTGTGCGCAGCCGTTACCCTCAACCGACTTGATCAGGATTGTCTTGAATCGTGACTGACTCGCACCGATCAAAGCTAGGGTCGTTGCATCAAGTGGTCGCTTGCCAAACTCCTTGGCGACTGTTTCTAGTACAGCGTCCGATGGCTCTAGCAGTTCCTTTATGCGTTCGTTCGGAACCAGCGGTGCCAGATACAGAATCTCAACCGGTATCGGATTGGTCGGATCTTTCAGGTGATTGGTTTCAGGAACGCGCAACACCCGCGCCGCATCTGCTGGCACGGCGTAGTCAATATCAAACTTGTGTGTGGTGCAAAGGCTCTTGAGCTGCTCGGCAAATGGCTTCCACTCCTCTTTGGTAAGAGGCTCTTCCAGAATCCAGTACACGTGCGCACCGCGCCCAGACCTAAGAATCGTCGGCTTCGGTAGCCCAGTGGCTTTGCAGAAGTTCTTGAGTGCTACCAACCCATCATCTAGCGTGGCGTAAGGCTTCCCCTCGCCACAATCAAGGTCTAAGAAAAACGACTTGAGCGCAATCGCGTTGGTTGCGTAGCGTCCGTTCTTGGTCGCACCGAACTTAGCCAGTGCAAAGAAAGAATTGAACCCGCCGTTTTGCAGATCGTCCGCTTGGCTGCTGAGAACGTCGATACTGTTCGCAAACCGCTGCCGAACAACGTCTTTGTACTTGTCCTCGCCGTCCTCTTGGACTAGCTCTTTTTTATTACCCCAGTTGCAGTAGTGCTCACCTTCTTCAAGAGGTGGTAACACCAATGCAAAAAATTCTTTGCGAGAGAGCATAACCGTCCTTAACGAACCGTCAAAAGAGGATGGGCAGGGGCGTGACGGTAACGCCCTCTTCGGTAGCTAACCTAGCCCCCCTACAACTGTTAAGCTAACTTTTCAATTAGCTTATTCATGCGGTCAACGTGTTTGCCGGAGACAACCGCTTTACCTTTGAACCACTTGTAAACGGTCATTCGGCTGACCTTAAAGAAGTCGGCAACATCTGTAACAGGAATGTCGTCTCGTAAACAAATCTGTGCCAGTTGTACGCCGAGCAGTTTCTGGTCAGCCCTCCGAATCTCTTCCACGGTTAGTAGTGAGTATCCGGTCGGCATATTAGTCATCCCACTCGTCAAGGATTTTGGATAAGTCTTTCTTCTCCGCTGGTGCTTCCTCCTTCTTTGCGGTGCGCTTCACGGGTTCTTCGACTTCTTCTACTTCTACGGCGGCAACTTCTTTCTTTGGCTTAACCGTTTCAAATTCCAAAGCGTTGGCTTCTGCTACCTTCACACCATCAGTTTCAGCAACGGTCATGGTGATGGCACGTTTCGCAGCAGCCGATTTACCCTGATCGATTGCAGCCGCATGCTCGTTGGAATCCAGAACACGTACTGGCTTGAATGTCAGTTTCGGTGTGGCGCTGCTAGTATCAAAGCGCATCTCGGTGACAACCGCTGTAATGGGTACACCCTTGCTACCAATCATCTTGGCGTACGTCTGCAAAGGCCACTTACCAGCTTCGCCAGCACCAAAGATAGACGCAGCAGGTAAGGTTAACTGGAAGATGTCACCCTTAACGTCATTGGCTAATACGACAGCCAAGCGTTGACTGTAACGGCAAGCACGGCTTTCACCCTGTCCCGAGCCTCTAATGTTTTGTGGGCAGTCGAGGCATCGCTTGGACTGTGGTTCTTTGACTTTTGCGTCTGGCATTTCTCCATCCGCTGACCAGCAGTCGGGAGCAGTAACCTCGCCACCTTCTGAGTATTGCTTTGCATAAAACGTCCTTGATACTTTCTCTGCCGCTGCGACGATTACAACATTCATCGAACGGTCTTCGTTCTTGGCTACTTCCTTACCATTCACCATCATGCGCCATACGCCGCCCTTGATGGAAATACGTTTTGATTCTCCGCCACCGCCCCCACCCATCAGGGCTTTAGTGGTTGCATCTAGCTCCGCATCTTTTAGGTAAGAGGGAAGACCTTGATCCAGCACTGCGAGTTCGTTACTCATTGCACTCTCCTAGCGTTTAACGATAACAATAGTTTGTGTCACATCCGCGTTCAGCCCCGGCGGATGCACATCGGGGTTTTCTTCAAGGTACTGCTGCATGTTGGCTGTGTTGATGCGTTGGTAAAGCAAAGACATAACGTCTTTCTCTTTGATGAACTTATAGAACGCATCCCAGTCCGTAGGCCAGAATCGTTTATTAGTCCTTCGAGAGATGGTGCCGTGCTGAGTGCGTATAGTTGCAGCCCCTTGCTCTTTGCAAATCTCAAGCAACTGATGAGCGACTAACTCTAACTGCTCTTCTAGTTCACGATCTTGCTTTGCAAGTTCTTTACGCTTCTCACGGATTTTGACATAGACTTTTGCAAGCCTATCAGCATTAACTGTTTCTGACATCGCACTCTCCTTTTTATGAACTGCTGACTAATTATGGGCACCGCAGTTTACATTGTCAAGTATCTTCAACCACATTTTTATAAAGATCGATGAGTCGTGAATGAATATCAACTTTCTCTGACAACATCTTGTAGATACGATGCTCGACTGGGCTGCCTTGCAGATGCACAACCGTACATGGGTTGCGTTGCCCAGCGCGATGCACTCGTGCATTAGCTTGTAGGTAAGTTTCAATAGATGTAATCGGACCCCACCAGACAACGACGTTTGCAGCATGAAGTGTTACACCGTGCGCAGCAGCTTGTGGTTGAATGACTAACACGTGTGGGCTGTCTGTCGTTTGAAAGTTGGCAAATATTTCCGTGCGTTTAGTTGCACTGATGCCGCCATGAATTACCTCAGTGCTAATTCCGTTTGACTTTAACTCTTCGGCAATTATGTCAATGGCATGTTTGAACGGCGCAAACACAATGACCTTGTGGCTTGCCTCTTCTATAACTTCCAGCAGCGCGTTCAGGCGACTCTTGGCATCAAACGCCACCACCTCTCCAGTATCGGCATACACTGCACCGCACGACAGTTGTAATAACTTGTTGAGATTTGCCGCTGCATTGACAGTCGTGATCTCTTCTCCTGCGGCGACCGTCATCATGTCTCTTCGGATCAGCTCGTAGAATTTCTTTTGTTGCGCCGACAGCGGAACATCTCTGGTTACGTACGTCATGTCGGGTAAGTCAAGGCACTCTTCTTTTGTGAATCGTATGGCTGGCTGCAACACATCGTGGACTAGCTTTTCTGATTGCGGCTTGGGTATCCACTTAAACTGTGTAATGCGTTGCATTACCATGTCGCGGAACGCGCCATAGAACTTAGGTACTCCGCTCGGGTTTATTAATTTCGCAAGGCCGTACGCATCGGTGGGCGATTGCGACGCAGGGGTTCCGGTCAGCATCCATACCCAGCTTGTAGGTTTGATCAGCCCGGCTAGGGTCTTCCAACGCTTTGTCTGAACATTTTTGTAGGCGTTAGCTTCATCCACCACAATTAAATCAAAGTTGGCTTTCTCAACTTCTTCCTTGACGATCTCTAGCCCGTCGTAGTTGATGATCACAAACTCTGCGGAACTGTTTATCGCTTCAACTCGTTTCTCTTTGTTGTAGCTGTGGGCGATAGCACATGTCCTGTGCATGGCGAACCGGAATAAGTCCGTCTCCCACGCTGGCTGCATGATGGACAGGGGACACAACACCAACACCCGCTTGATGACACCCTTGTTCAGTAAGTAGTCCGCTGCCCAGATAACGCTCGATGTCTTACCAGTACCCTGCTCGTTGAAACAGAACGCTCGTTTGTGCAGGGTTAGGAATGATGCGGTTTCTTTCTGGTGGTCGAACGGGCGGTACAGTCCGGGCCAGTCATACTGATTTTTGATTGGGGACGGTACGTTCTTGATCCGCAGATTCTTCAGTACCTGAGCTTCTTCAAGCCCCCACTTCACCAGCACTTCGCCGGTATCTAGCACCTTGGCTTTTGGTATGACGGTTGTGATGCGGTTAGGTTCTTTAACGCGCAGCAGCAATGCCCTGTTGTCGATGATTTGCACTCTATCTCCAGACACTGATAGGCCGAAAGTGGTATTCCCACTTGCAGCCTATAAAAAATTACTTTGTAAACTACTTACTTCTTTGCTTCGCGCTTGCTCTTCTCGGAAACTAGGTTCCCTTGGCTATCACGGCGAAACGATCTGTTTGCTGTTTTTGATTCTACACGGACTCCATCCTTTGTGGAACCCCCTTTATCGATGGCTTTGCGGTGGGCTACATCCTTACCATCGCCCTTACTAACCTTGCCATCTTTCAACAACTTCCTACGTGCAGCGTTACGTTCGACCCGATTGTTCTTTTGCTCTTCGGTTCCTTGGTAATTGGCGTATTCACGTTTGTAGTTGCGATCTTCCTTATTCTTATAAGGCATCTTGCGCTCCCCACTTGATTATGCTTGCAACCTTCTCGGCCTCAAGTATTAGCTTCATGGCGTGTAGCAACTCGCTACGTTCTACCCCACCAAAGATTTCAACATCCACAGCCGTTACGTCCTCGACTTTGATGTATTGATTATCCTTCCAACGCTGCTTTATGTACAGATTTATGGTGGCACCACCTGCGTCCTCTAGACTGAGTACCGTTCTTGCGCTGTTACCACTGTCCTGATCACTTGTGTAACCAACATCCATAAAAGCAGGGGGATCATCTGAGTCTGACAGCCGGATAACTAGATCGTTCATCGGTATTCTCCTTTGCCATTATGAATACAATCCTTGACGGGGCACCACTGCCCACACGTGAAGTTTGGGCGCGGGTTCCATACCCCCAGCTCCACCGCTTTTTCCAATCTGTTAACGTCTTCTATCCACTTCGTCCAGTACATACCGGCGCTGTCTTTCTGGTACTCGGTGGTCACGAAGTCGTTTGCCACCACGAACAACAGCCCTGCCTTGATCTTTTTTACCTGCGGGAAATGTTTAAATAAAGCTAACGACAGAATCTCCAACTGCTTGGTGTCGGCGTACTTGGCGGACTTGCTTGTTTTGTAATCCACCACGTAGGCTTTGTCCCCCCGCAGCACGATCAAGTCAGCGATCCCTCTCCACCAAACATCTTTTGCACCGAACTTGCAGGGTTGCAGATCCCTAGTCAAACCAAGGCGTTGTTCGCAAAGCTTGTCCCCATCCATTGCTCGGATGCGCTCCAGCGGGGCAAGCAAGGTGCTGTACTTTGGTGGGATGGGGGTGCCATCTCTAATGTAGTCCTCGGCTGCTTTGTGTACGTCCAAACCAAATCTCAGATGTTCCTGCGGCGGCTCGACGACATCCTTCTTTACCTTGAGTCGGTAATACTTGTGTGGACAAAGCTTGAACATATCAAGCGACGAGTAAGACCAAGCAACTTTAGACTGCGCCATAGTTATCTCCAACCCCAGCTTCACAGTTCAACGGAAGAGTAGCCGCCCAATCTGGACGCCACTGCATACAAGTTTCCACGTATTTTTTAGCATCACGAGCCTCTTCCAACGGAGCGATACACGCCACAGCATCATGCACGGTGAGCACCACTTTGTACTGCTTGGCGATCTTGATCATCTGCTCTGCAATTACACATCTAGCAACAGCTTGGCAGATGTTCTCAACCACCTTACCACCATAAATTTTCACGAGTCCCTTGCGGGTCTTGTATTGGAACTGCTCTTTACCCTCGGGGTCATATATACGCTCAAGCCCGTCGTACCGCTGCCACAACCCACTAGGTAGCAGGAACCCTCGCTCAGTCGGGTCGAACGTAACCGCATCCACCGCGCCGAACGGCGCTGCATTACCACTGATGATGGCACCCAAACATGTATGTGCTTGCCGCCACAACGCTGGAATCTTGGCGTAGGTCTGGCGATACACTGCGATGATCCGCTTACATTCCTCCAGCGGGATGTCCACGCCAAATATTTTTAATTGCGCTTGGAACTTCTCAGCACCCATGCCGTAGCCAGCACCAAGAATCGTGGTCTTCCCCACGAACCGTTCGTCTGCACTAATGCTCTCAACTTCTTTGCCGTAGATAGCGGACGCCATGATCTTGTACACGTCCTCGCCCTTGTCGAACGCCTCGACCAAATCATCCTGCCCTGCCAGCCACGCAACTGTCCGCGCTTCGATCTGCGATGAGTCCGAGTCAATAATGACGTGCCCTTCCGGTGGCTTGATCGATGACTTCAACTTACCTGCGTTCTGCCCTCGGCTTGGCAGGTTCTGTAGGTTGATCTTGTCATCCCCACCCCAACGCCCAGTATGTGCGGCGTAGTACTTGATGGGTACGGGCAGCTTGCCGCGATTGGAAATATCGATAAACCGTTGAGTGCGAGTCTCTTCCAAAGTTGTTTTCGTACCAAGCCGCGCAGCCACTAGCGCTTGTACACGTGGGTCAGGATGCTTTGCCAACTCCTTGAAGTCTTCATCAGTCTTGGCAAACGCCCACGCTTCCTTGCCCGTCCGCGCACTTATCTTGCGAGGTGGGTCAACCCCCAGACTGATAAGCAGTTCTGCAAACTTGTCGTTGGACATCAACGTATCTTTGTCTGATGCCGCCGCTGCCAGAAGCTTTTCTTTCTTGGTCTTAACGTCTATAAGATGCTGCTCCAACATAGCCGTATCCAACTCCAGCTCTGGTTCTACAAACATCTTTAGCGTTGTGTCGATAACCTTAAGTTCTTTCTTAGGAAAAGACTTCATCAGAATACTAAATAAGGTGTGCGTCAAATCCACGTCGTTGCGACAGTACGCACCGTACTGCGCCAACTCTTCTTCCGTGAAATCCACCCTGCGCTTACCCAGCGCGTTGATAACCTCGTCTCCCTTAGCACCGATCTGATAGCGTTCTACCAACGCTTTCAAGCTACCTCCGGCATCCACGCCGTGCAGTGCGCGTGACATACAGAGCGTATCGAACCAGCCTTTGGGGGTGACGCCAAAGTGCCACGACAGAATGGCTCCATCAAACATCGTGTTGTGTGCCAACACAAATGAGTTAGCCCAGTCGTACTGACGCAGATGCTTCCTGAGTTCGTCTTTAGTTCCAGAGAACCATGACGTTTCCTCGTCGTCAACCTTGATACCTACACCGATAACTTCAAATTTATCGTCACGTACGTATTCTTCGGTGGTCAATTTGGATAGGGAAAACTCTTTGTCGTAGTACGTTTCAAAGTCTACGGTGAGTATCATTGAATTCCTTGTCGTTGCACTCGTTTGTTTTTAGCATCGTCATAAAGACCAACTGCGTAGTCCTTCACGATCTTGCCATTCTTCTCATCACCAACCAGCATCGGGTCGATGAACACAGTTTTACCCGACGCGTAGTGCCTCCAGTGCCCACGCCGCCAGTGCTGTTTTGGTGAAGCATGTGTGCCAGCGGGTGGTGCTTTGATCGGGTCTGGTTTCTTGCCATCTATTGTAATCAATTTAAACTCGATTAAGGGTTTTTTGCCTTTTCGAATTCGTTTTTTATTTTTATCACTTTCTTCTTTAGTTGGTATTGAGATGCACACCTGTGCGGTAGAAGGGTTCAGCGTCATCATGTATATAGTTTCGGATAAGTAACGTGATATTTTTTCAATTTCGTATTGACTTATCCATGATTTTTGTTCTGGAGGAATTCCTATTAATATTTTTGGCGCTCCTGTTGGAGTTTCTCCATAACTCATGTGTATTTCCACAAGAAATACGCCTTTACCTGATTGTCGGCCTATCATGGGTACAATTACACACACAGATTCGTCAGATAATTGACTAGCGCAAAACGAAAAGAAATATCTTAAATGCCCGTCACCATAATCTGCGGTTTGCCTATGGTGTTCAGGTACAATTTTTTCTATGTCGTCATAAGGTTCCCCCACAACTACTACTAGCTTGGGGAAAGGCAGCTTCAGCGCTTGTACATTCTTGAAATGTGGATTAATTATTACATCAGCAAAATCATCGTGTTCTAGCAAAATTTTCGGATGATCCAAAATGGCGGATGTAACGATACTTCCAGCGTCTTTTGATCCTCTGTAAGCCCCGCTTTGCACTGTTTCGACATGATTCTTCCAGTACTCAAGTACTAATGTTTTGACGGGAATATCTTGAAAAACTTCTTTTACAGTTTTGAAACCTTTGGCAGATATAATTCCACCGGTTATTAAATTATCATTGCCTGTCGCTACAATTTTAGAGTCTACTTCTGAAATAACCGTTATTGCCATATCAGATCTCCGCTAGGTATTTGACAAGTTCGCTCGTTTTATTTGTGGGTTTCAACTTCTTGATACGTAGGTTCTCATCATCACCAACACGTGAGAGCAACCCAGACTGCACCAACCGCTTCATCCGCGCATGCGTCGTAGCTTCAGACGCACCGTCGAAATTTTTTATGAACTGCATGGTCAGCACGTCACCCTGCTTGTTCATCTCGATCACAGAGTTAAGGATCAGTAGGTCGGTGCTATCGACTTTGAACTTGTCGCGCACGTTGTTTAGGGCTTGCGCCAATTTATCTAACTTCATTTGTTTCTCCTGACACGGTAATAGTAGTAGCGATCTTCGCCTCGGAATTTAAACTCGATCACATCAAGTTCTTTTAGCATGACGATGTACCGCTCTGCGCTACGGATGCTTCGCTTCAGTATCCGAGCAACATCTTTTACGTTAAACAAATACCTGCCCTGCAACTTCCGCTGCAACTTAACCAACATACCTTTGCTTGGCTGGCTCAAACCTTCACCTTGTAAAACTTAATGCTGCCCTGCTTGGTTACTTCTACCAACCCAATTGATCCAAAGAAATCCAGTGCCCTCTTTGCATGTGTCTCACTGACGGTAAGCGCTTTCACAACTTGCTTGACGGTTACAGGCGCCTTCTTATCAGTGACATACGTAAAGATCTTTTCGTCCTTTGGATCAATCGCCATAATTTTTTCCCTTGATCAAGTTAAGCATTACGACATAAGCCTTCGTGCTTTGCTCGTGTGTGTTCGCGTACACCATATCAAATGCTGCTTCGTACACCCGCGAAAGTTCAATCAGTACAGAAGCAGCTTCTAAATCATCCTCATTACGGGGCATCTCTCTAAAGTTGTTTGCCAGACGTGTGGCTTGTCTAGTTAATTTCATTTGTATATCCTGCTTTGCCAAAGAGTCACGCTAGGCATGTGGTTGTGTGATTTTTCCGGTACGACTTTCTTTACAGGGTTTATCCATCCTATTATGTTCAATGCTCTTACGCCTGACACCCATACATTCGGATGAACATGCTTTGGACGGGCTAAACCATTCTGGTGACAGAACGCTCTGAACTCTTCACCACGCACATACGGTTTCGATAGCAACAGTTTTTCAGCATGTTCGAGATAGGATTCCACGAACTCAGGTGCTTCGCTGTTGGCTTTATTCCAGCACTTGTCTGCTAGATCAAGCGCGTTTTTCATACGGTCACTTATCATCTCGTCTCCCCATAGGTTTCAACAAATCTTTCTTCATGGCGCACCCCTTTCGCGGATAGCAAAAGCAACACCATATCGCGGCATGCCGTTACATCTCCAGTTCTCAGCAATATCAGCACACGCCTCACGCTCTGCTGCTGCGACTAGGTTGGCGAAGCGTTCCAAATGCTCAGCATCCATCACTACCCCTAACGCCATCGTGCCGTGAAAGAGTCCGTGTTCTTGTATCAACTTGTTGATGTCATCTCTGTTCATCGCTTCTCCTTATTTACATTGCGGTAGATGCTCTCGCTCTTACGGTCTAAGCATGCTCGGCATATCCAGCGCCTCGTTTTGTTCACGAGTTTGTACTCACCTGTAGCTTCTTCTCGGTGGCATTGGCAACTGGTACAGAACCGCGTCTTCATTAAATCCTCCGCTGGCAATTGAACGCTTGTATGTCTGCGCGGAATGATCCGGCGAACTTGCAGTCAGAAACAATCCGTCCCTCAGTGGTCACGCCGCCGATCCATAGCCCAATCAAAAACAAAAAGATGGCGATCAACGACTTTGCCCACACTGCGTTGATCCAATTCCAAACTGCTTTAAAGTTAACCGTTTCGACAATCATTTTCGTTCCTCATCTAACAACATATACAACGCTGCTAACACCCCAAACACCAACACTGCGACCCCAGCACCCATAAGTAAGATACCTGCGATCATCAGAGTGGCTGTCATCTGAGTAACCCCCTTATCTTCTCGATTGACCATCCGGTTTTATCGTAGATATGCAGTATGCGTTCCGCCGACACGCCTTGAAACCCGTTACGCCATTTAGATAACGCGCTTGGTGGTACTTCCAAAAACTTAGCAAGTGCTGCGTCATTCTTCAAACCAAACTCTTTTATCAATGTGTCCAGCAAAAGAAAAGAACTTTTCATGATTACCCCAATCAGATGCGTAGCATAAATCCAAATATCTTTGACAGAAAATTATGCTGATTGTCCCTATACCCGAGCAACACGTTCTGCATGAAGCGTTCTTCCGGCGTACGATCTTCTTCCTTCACCTGCGGCACGTAGAACTGCCCAATCCTCGGTGGCTCTTCCTTGATGAACCGTCCATCTCTCAACATGTCAACCTCCCTCAAAATTTTTTAAAAAATTAAGAAAGACCCCATCGTTCAATTTATTAACGTCTGTTAACAAAACTTTTAGTTTGTCGAGTCCCGTTTCATCAACGGCGACTGCTATGCCCCCCGCCGATGATAGTTCTCGCAAATTCTTTACTTGAAGCGCAGTGGGGTTATTGCCGTTTGCCTTGCACTCAATACCGATAAATTTACCATGTAAGCAAGCGACAATATCAGGAACTCCTGACGATCCGTAACCATGCGTAGCTGGCATGAAGTGGTAGGCTCCATGCGCAGCTAATAACTTCTTCACCTTATCCTTAACTTTGCTTTCAGGTGCAGGCATGGCTACGTGCGTTTGGTGATGGTGATTTTGGATTCCAGATAACGTAGGACAGCTAAGGTGTCGTAGTATTTGATGGTGGTGTCCTGCAACTTCTTCTGCAAATTATCGATCTCTGCTTGCGCCCGACCAAGCTGCTTCGCAAAAGATATCTCTGGTCTGGATGGTAGTGTTTTGACTGGCTCAACATTCGGCGTTATGGCAGTCAACGCAGGGGCATCGGCTATTGCGTACCGCCCATTGCCTAGCTTAGTTAGATAGCCATTCTGTTTCAACGTACCAAGCGCGGTGTACACACGACCAGCCGCCCTGCCAGTAGTTGTGATGAGTTCTTTTGGCTTCATCGGGCCGTGTGTTTTGATAGCGCGGGTTACTGACTCACGAACTGAGATTTTGGTTTTCATTTGCACTCTTCCTTTATTTGTTGAAATTCGTCATACGTAATGTAGATAACAATTATGTTGTCTTGCAGTCTTCGTCCTATAAATTCTCCTTTGGTAGATTTATTAACATCTGTTAACTTGAGCATAGCGAACCGTTCAACTACGAACTTAGGCGCAACATGAAACTCTGCGATCCAAACCGTTTCAAGTGACTCGTTATCTCGCGCAACGATGCTAATCGAATCGCCGCGCTCATCCATAGTTACCCAGATAACAAATCTTCGATCCATAATAATCCTCGTTGTGGCTATAATTTATAAACATACTCTAACATTGTCAAGCCCCACAACAAAGATTTTTACTCGCCCATCACCTCGACCCAATAGCCGTTCTCACTAGTGCGTACACCAACCTCGGGGACGAATGTTTTCATCTCCATCATTCGCAGCATAGCAATTTGTTGTTGTATGGATAATGGCGCATCATCAATCGATTGATAGAAGTTGTTACCTTCTTGGATACCTGCATAGCCCAACTTGTCGGGGCAGTACACCTCAACCGTATCGTCGGTGTTTACGCACACATACACCTGCATCACCTTGCGTGACTCGCGTCGTATCTTTTCTTCCCATGCAGGCACACCTGATTGGATGATTTGTGCAAACCTCTCTGTCTGTGGTGTGTAGCCAGTAGCTTGCAGTCGGAGTATCTCGCGCATCAACTCGTCTCTTGTCACCGTGCAATGATCACGAACAAGTTTGTCTGCGGAGTACATCCAGTCTCGAATTGCTGATTCAAAGTCCCTGTGCCATCGATCCGCCATCTCCGCAATAGATATGGTGCGAATGTAGTCCTGCATGTAACGCACCAACTTCTTTACATCTGTAGTGCGTTTCTGATGTTTACGCGAACCAGTAAACCTACCCACATGTATCAGCCGAGACTCAATCACCCAGTACTCTTTGCCTTTCTCGTCTTTATCGAGAAAGACCGCCGCGATTGCTTTCTCTGGATGCCGAGTGTCGTAGAACCTAGCCGACCGTGTACCGAACTTGACATCGATAGGGAACCGACTGACCTGCGACTTGCGATACTCCTTCACAATACTCAGTATCTCGCAGCCCTCGGCTTCTTCGGTATTAATGAAATTCAACATCACACTCTCCTTATTAACAGGTGTTAACTTATTGTCAGAACATGCTCAAGATTTCATCGACCTTCGACTTCACATCCAACCGCATGTGTTCATCCTCACGCAAGTCTTTGGGCGACACGCCGACGATCAACGACTCCAACGTCTTACGTGCGTTCTCCAACTTGGCATCGTTCGTCACGTTCAGCTTGGTCAGCAACTCACACAACTCCACCGCATTAGTCACCAGCGAATCGCGGAATATCTGTGTGTACACCTCGCCATCCTTCGTCATTCTTGGGGACGGGGCGTTCGCCAGCTTCTCGCTCATCTTGGATAAACATTCATGGAGCCGGGCCCATGCGTCTTGCATTGCTTCTGACAACTTGTTCTCATAAAACGATTCGTATTGAGCTTTGAGTTCTTCCTTGTGCTGCTCGTTAATATCAATACGGAAGTCACCAACCTCGGGTACAGGCAGGAACACGAACCGGAACCGGAACTTATCGCGCAACCTCTCCGCATTTGGATACTCCTCGGAGTCGAACAAGTCACCCAACTGAAACGCCGCTGCGGATACAAGTGTTGGGTAGTCAGTCAGGAACGCTTCCACCGCTTCATTGAACTGCGTCTCAAGGTCATTGAGTGTTGCCTTGTAGTCGAAGAAGTTCTTCATGGGTAGTAGGCGTGAGCCACCATCCGACCACGGCAACGTCTGCGCGTAGTGC